AGATTTCTATCTTGGAAATATTTGATCACAGCTGTAGTCACATCATATGAAGCAACATAACCTCTGGCAGTTCCAACGCCAGGTATGTTTTGTGTTATCTCTGCACCAACTACAAGAGTCTGTGTTAGATCTCCTGTAAATTTCATAGAATTAGCTGCGGAAAATTCTGATGTATTAAGAACTGAAGTAGATCCAGCACCTGAAGCAACAGGATTTTTAACAACTCCTACTTGAGAGAATATTGTATCAGAAATAAAATCATATGTAGAGTTATCAAATCTAGTGTAAATTAAAACTTTATCAGTTCCTAATTCTTTATAAAGATCAAATCCATGACCTCTAGAAGGAGGAATAATAGGTGTTAATTTAGCAAACTTTGTAGCACTACCATTAATAGAAGAAAGATCAACCCTACCAAAACTGTAACCTTGCCCTCCTGCAGTAACTTTTGCGTAAATTATTTGACCATTGGTATTCGTCTGAACTCGGACTTTACCCCCAGTTCCATCACCTAGTATATCAACTTCTATCGGAGATGCAAGGAAAGAATAACCCTCACCTTGAGCATCAATAGAAACAACTTTAATTTGATTATTATTTACTGTAGAGTCTCCATTATCTCGAACCACTTTAATCTCATTCTCAGTGCTTGTTGACCATTCATTAGGAACAGCAACATACTCAGTAGAGTCAAACTTAACAATATCAGCAGGAGGAACTGTAAATAGATACTTCCACAAATAACCATCACCACTAACACCAGCAGCAGATGGTTCAAGATCAGTAAATGTAGGTTCATCAAGTGATGCACCTGCGGTAGATGTAATACCTGCAGATCCATTATCAATACAAATATAAACTCTGAAGTCTTTATTGATTACATAATAGTTTGCAGAATATAGTCTACTAGAGTTAGAAACTAGTGACCTATTAGTTACATCATAATCATGACGGTACATATCATATGATGTACCTTTTGTCCATTGAGTTTTTCTTACTAATCTACGAACATCACCAGGTAAAACTTTTCTACCAAACATCATAGTATCATATACATGATTTATGTAACTAACACTATCTGTTGGTGATGGTGGTTCAACAGTTGTACTGTTCCATGTACTCGTTCTTCCGTATCCAGTTTCTGTTGGATTAGCCAGACCTAAAAAAGTATAATAGGAGTTATCACCACTAATTACGGAGTCAACGAAATTATTAGCATTTATTATTCTAAATTGATCTGTGATAATTGCGGCCATTACATCTGTAGCACTAAAGGTCTAACTTTTTTGTATTTATAGAAGTTTGGGCAGAGATCCAGTTCCTCTATGCCCTACGCCCCTTCTAATAACTAGAGGGAAGTTGCTAAGTTGACTATCATAAGGTAGTCCTTTAACATCTAATTCAATAGCATTAGCAGCTCTGGTTACATTACCAAATCTTCCCCAAGTAAAGTGAGCGTAAGCAAATCCTGTGGATCCTACACCAACCATATCACTTGTGTCAGTATATGATGCTATGTTAGCAGTGATAATACCCTGACGACCACCATTACGATAACTAATGGCACTCGCATAGTAAATATTATCTCCATAATGTGTGCTGATAGAAACTATATCAGTATCATGTGTATCAATACTCGTTATTGCAATTCCTGCTGTATTGATACCTGTTCCATATAATTTGAATGGATAATTTGTTGAGAATCCTGTTGCATCATTACCTGCATTAACATATTCTTGATTATCAAATAAAACCTCAAGTGCTAAGTCAGTACCAATACCAGCAGTAGTTCCTATACCAGTAACCACACCTATATATCCAGCAACATCAGCAACTAATGGTTCAACACCAGATATATTCTCAAAGTTAATTCCAGTAGATGCTGTTGTACCAAATCCAACAGGAGCAATAGCAAGTAATCCAAATGATTCTGTTAATTGATTATCAGTATCTCTAAAGTTACCAACAGTGTCAACAAATACAAAATTATCTGTTGAAGTAAGAACTCCAATAATATTTGCAGTAGGATTTATTTGAGATACATATGAATCTCTTGCTTTAGAAACTACAGTACCGTCAATAACTCTATCTCCCTTTTGCTTAGTCCATGTCATAGGTTTAAAATTATCATTGCTGACACCTGGACCTTGATAGAATGGAGTTTCTACTGTAGAAGCACTATCAATCCTCTTGATAATTCTATCTTCAAGTTGAGTAAAGTTTGACTGATCTTTATCTACCCTATTAAATTGTAGTTCAGCACTCTTATCTAATCTTAAGGTATCACCAGTTTTAATAGTTTCATTAATATCAAAAATGAAACTGTCTTGACCTATTGTTCCTCTATAGAAGAATATGACAACATCATCAGTTTTAGTTGGAGCACTAGAGAATTCAATTACTGAACCACCAGTAAATATGTAATTAACATTTGGTTCTTGAACTACTCCGTTAATGAATACTAATAAAACAGTAGATAAATCAATTTCACTAGAATCTTGATCGTTTCTATCAATCTCAAAACTAACTAACTGTGATTGATAATATAATGGGAATCTCTTATTGCTTCCATTTTGATTTGGTTTTATATTGTCAATATAATCAATATTACCAAACTGCCAAGAAGCAACATCATCAGTAAATACTTCTACAACTTCTAACTCAAAGTTTCTAAAGTTATCACCTGCATTAGGATCTGTAGAAAGACCAGCAACAGTAAATACATCTCCTCTCTTAAATCCATATCCTTTCTTACTAAACTCCCATCCAGAAACTTCAGCTAAAGTTGATCCAATACCAGTAGTTGTACTAATACCAGAAATTTCAACACTAACAGAACAACCAACACCAGTTTCTGTTCCACCACCGATTCTAGATATTCCAACAATAGGTAAGTTTTCTCCGTTTGGTTCTGGAGCAAAGACTTGATCATACTCACCAGTGTATCCAGTTCCACCAGCACCAATACTGAATATCAAAGATCCACCAGCACCAACTATTGCAGTTAGTTCAGCATTGACTCCTTTAGTTGGAGATGATATTCCAATACCAATAGTTCCTAATCCAGTTCTATATCCAGAACCATAAGATAGAGGATACCATTCAGCAACCGTACCACCTTGAACATAAGTATGTCCAATTGTGTTAGGTCCAACATTTACCTCAAATGTACGAGCAGAAACAATACCTGCAATAGGATATGCTTCGTCAAAACTTGGGAATAGATTACTTGTAACACCAACCTGTACCACTCCACCACCAGTATAATCATGCTGTAAGGTAGAAACTCCAACGAATGTTTCAAATGATGTTGTAGTTCCAACAGATCTAACCTTGAAGAAGAAACCAGTTTTATCATTTGGATATGTTTTAGCACCATATGCACAAGTAACACCAATGCCTCTTAGTTTTAAACTTTCTGGAGCAACCAATCCATGATTCTTAGCAGTAAACCTAACAATACCTGTCTCAGGATTGTACACTGCATTTGATACAGTTAGAGCAGCACCTGTCCAAGAATCAACATAGAGAGTGCTAGAAGCAGCACTTACAAATCTATGTTCAAATCCACCACCAGTTCTAATTGCTCCAGTTGATGCACTAGCAAAAGTATGAGCATAGTTTCCACCGCTAATTATTGCGTTAGATGCTTCATGACCTGCCATGATATCATAACGATGTTCACTTGTATCAGTTGAAATACCTGCTTGGAAAGTAATAGTTCCATTTTGTTTTCTAATGCCATTGGGCACTGCACCAGCAAATCTATGAACATATTGATCACCAGTATTAGTTTTACCAACATCTATTGCAAATGTATTGACTGTTGTACTTGCGACTGATACCCAATCACCGCTAATTGGATCAGTAATTCTTGGATATAGATGAGGTGTAACATAGTTATCTTGTGAACACTCAAGTTTAATTGAATTATTTTCGATAAGAACATAGTCGCCGTTCATCATTCCATGAGCAGCAGCAGTTACTGTCATGATACCAGCAACAGGATCATAAACGATATCTTCTGCAGTATCTAAAGTATATCCAGCAGTAATCTTAACTGGTTGATCAAATGTTCTATCACGCTTTTGATCCATACTACCGACACCAGCACTAACAAAAGTATGATTATATGCACCACCACCTACTATTACAGATCTAGTAATACTATCAGTTGTTCCCGATACAAAAGTATGTGTAGCAGTATCATATGACTTTCCAACATTGACTCTGAAAGTATTAGTTGTTACATTAGATACTTTAACCCATGTATTGTGATAAGGATCTTTTGGTCTAGGATATCCACAAACTTTTTGATTATTATCTCTAGTGCATGTAAAGTTGACAGACCCATCATCAAACTTCACATAATCACCATTATAGAGTCCATGATTATTAGATGTAACAGTCATGATTCCTACAACAGGATCATATGATGCATTAATTGGTGTTAATTTATCATTTGGAACATGATGGTGAGTTGATACATTACTTGATGGTTGACTTGGAAGTATCTGGAATGAAATAGTATCTACCGTTGTAGAAGCAATAGAGACTGCAGTATTATAACCAACAGTATCAGTTGTTCTAGGATACCTATGAATACTTTGATAAGTATCAAGACCACATCTAAATGCTAATGAATAAGGAGAGATTCTTATGCTAGTACCAGTCATAAATTCATGATCAGGTATGCTGACCGTTACAATACCAGCAGTAGGATCGTAGATAGCACTAGAAATAGCAAAAGGTTGTATGGGTGACTTACCTACATTAACAGCAAATGAAGTAGTTCCTATTCCTGTGATTGGTACCCACTTTCCACTATAAGGATCGGTAGATCTTGGATAAGACTTAGTAGATGTTCCACCATCCATATCACAAGTAAATCTAATAGAATCATTATCAAATCTTACAAAATCTCCATCATGTATTAGACGACCACCAGGTACAACAGTAACTGTCATAATACCAGCAGTTGCATCATATTCAGCACCGTTAATGGTTTGAGTATCAATAATATTGCGTGGATATGTATGAGTTGAAATATAATTGTCAGTTTCACATCTAAAGATTAGAGAACCCTCTTTTAACTTAATAGAGGTTCCATCTTTAAGAGGATGTTGTCCAATAGTAGCAGTTACAATACCTGTTGATGGATTGTAAGTTGCAGTAGTAATACTGTAATTAACGATAGGAGAAGTTCCTACAGTTATAGCAATACCTGTTGCAGTAGTAGATGCAACTGAGATTGCTCTATCAAAATATGGATCAGTTGTTCTAGGATATGACTTAGTTGTAGAAAGACCATCCATTGCACACTGGAAATTAATTGATTCTTGATCAATCTTAATACTGGTTCCAGACATTATATTGTGTGATCCAATAGTCACTGTCATAATACCAGCAACAGCATCATAAACAGCATCCACTGGAGTATATCTTACTTGAGTTGATATACCTACATTTACATCAAATTCATCTCTAGTTACATTCCTAATTTCTAAGAACTTATTATTTGCAGGATCAGTAGATCTTGGATATGTATGATTTGTTCTATAACCATCCATATCACAAGTAAATGTCAATCCATCAGTTACTATACCTACTAAGTTTGGATCAGTAAATCCATGTGTAGAGTCTGTAATTATTGTAGCAATACCAACAAGATGATCATATACAAATGATGTAATGCCAAGGGTCGTTATTCCTGATGGGTAACCAGAAGTAGGACAAGTAAATTCTAAACCAACTAACTTAGCAAAATCTTCAACTCCAAATCTATGTACTTTTGTAGTAGATACAGTTGCAAGTCCAGTTATCTTATCATAATCTACACTTTCAACATCTATAAACTCTCTAGTTGTTGATATACCAGTAATGCCTGTGATAGCACCATCTTTTCCAGTAGTTACCCTAACCTTAGCACCTTTAAATGGAGCATAACCTTGACCTGGTGTAGATGCAACAGAAACTATGATGCCACCTCTAGGTAGTTGATTTTGGTTAACATCTCCCTCATCAATTATTAGATCCGTGAATCCAAACGAAGTAATACCTGTATAGTTAACACTAGCAATACCACCAAGACTTTGTTCAATAATCTTAAAGTTTGCAACACCTTCATTGTTCTCACCAAATGGTGCTTGGAACATACTGTTAATAAACAGAACTCCATTACCACCAGTTGAACCAATACCAGTTACAGCAACACCTGTAGAAGTTAATGGGAATATATTTTCTAAACCATCAAACTGATCTGAGTTATCATCGAATATTTGGTTAGTGCTATAGTCTTGTCTTAAGTAAGTTCTTCCACCAAATGATGCTCTAGGATAAGGAAGATTACTTGGATCAATCAAACCTAAGTCGCCACCAAGAGGAGCATTAGTGAAATATACATCACTATCGACTATCTGGAAAGCACCTCTATAAATTCTTGCAGTTGATCCAGCAGAATGAACTGTTGCTGCACTACCAACTGTACCTCTTTCAACTTCAACAAGACTCCAAGTTCCAATACCAGTTATAGGTCCTGCAGGTGTACTACCAAAACCAACTGTTTGAACAATACTATACTCATCATCAATTCTTAACAAATCACCAGAGGTAATTGTGCTTAAACCACTTAAGGCAAAACAAGTAACAAAACCATTAACAGCAGTATCTAATTCATATGTAATAGATGTATGAGAAAGTGGTTTTTGTACTAATCCGTTGAGAGAAATTATAGACTTAGAATCTCTCTTGTCCATTGTAAACTTGTGAAGGTTACCTTGACCCTTATCTTGTGCAAAGGTAACTCCCTTACCAATTCTAGCATCTTGAATTGATGTAGAGATAAAGAATTGGTTGTTATTAGACTTAACAATAAAACACTCACTTGGAAGAACAGTTGATCCATATCCAGTAGAATATTCTAAAGCACTTGCAGCAAGTCCAACAATATTAGAATCGGGAAGGTAACTTACTTTTTCTGTATTAGAGAAGAAATGTTTTACAGTAATAAGACCTGTTCCTTTATCAATGTCATTAACATTTTCTGGATTAATTGCTCTTTGGTAAATTGGAGTGTTTTGATACTTTAATCCAAATTTTCTAATATTTCTATTGTTTATACCTAAGTAAGTATTTTGAGTTTGATTCTCAAATACTTGACCATAATTAAATGAACCAATACCAGCAAGAAGTCCATTAGGATCATTTTGTTTGTATATAATCTCATTGTAAGAGAAGATGCTAACAATTCCAGTAACTCCTGAATCTGGATAGAATTCTAAATTAACATTACTACCACTAAACTCAGCACCAAATGTACCAATACCAGTAGTAGTTCCTACTGCAGCAATAGGTCCTTGAGATAAGAATGTATCTGCTTTATTAGGATCTGATAGAACATATATTTGATGGAATGTTTGAGTACTTCCATAACTTACAGAAACTGTAGATTTAAAAGATAGATCAGTAAATGATGTAATTCCGCATACAGTTGCAATTCCTGTTGTTGCAGAAGAACCAACAACTATTCTTCCACTTCTTTCCGATCCTTCGGGTGTAAATGGGATGTTAAAGTGTTTAACTGATGTAGTTCCGTATCCAACAGGATTGAAAGATAAAAACTTACATTTAACATCTACAGCTTGTGCCTCACTATGAACATACTTAAGTTTAACAACTCCACTTTCAATAGCAGAAGTAAATGTACCCATAAACTGTGGAGAGGATAATCCACCAAGACTTTGCCTAGTGTTAAATGATCCAACCTCAGTCAAATAAGTATCAACACCATCATGTTGTCCGACTAATTCATGATAATCTACTTTATTATCATTTTTATTAACAACTACAATATGTGCATGATAACCTGCTAAATTAACTGTATTAATTCCTACAATCTCAGTTGTTGTACCTGTTCCTACACTAGCATTAACACTTCTAACTTCTGCATTACCTAGTTCAGTTTGACCAGTACCAACACTATCAGCAAAACCTTGCTGGAATGCCTTAATATCGTAGTTTGTATCAAATGGTTCGTAAGGTTTAATTCTTACTTGTGTTTGTCCGTTATTAAGATTAAACTGAGCAAAGAACTCACCATATCCAGTTGATAAACCAACTTGGTTTGTATTGTTAAGAGCACTCTTTTGAACTAAGTAGGTATCCTCATTACATGTAATAAGAATCAATTCATTTAATTGATAATGATTTTTAAGTGGATCTTGTGCATCATGTATTGTTTGAACAAGATATCTTGAGAAATATCTACCAGCAACAGTAGCAGCAATAACTCTACTATCACTCAAATCATTAGATTCATTACTAATAAATTGAGGACTAATATCATCATGTAAAAGAACTCTATTTGTTTTACATAAAATAAAGTCTGCAAGTCTTGTTTGTTCAATTTCTATGAATTTAGATAAATTATCAGCAGAGTTCGCATCTCTAGCAACATCAAAATTGTAAATAGCATCTACTCTAAGAGGATCATTAATAAAGTCAAGAACTAATCCACCAGCATCTTTAGCAGGGATAAATGTTTCACCAGCGTTACCTGTTGCTAAAATTTGAGTATTTGCAAAGTTTTTAAATCCTGCAGGGTGTACAATATCGTTAACATAGGTAACTAACTCTTCATATGTCTTTTCACTTTCAATAGCGTAAGACATATTCTGATAATAATCATTATCTGGTAAAAATTGATTGTTATCTCCAATTAAACCAATATTATCTGACCAACCAACATTTGTATCAATTGTAGGTGAAATTTCAAAATATCCATCAAATTCTGTTATAGCTTGTACTTCGCATACATCACCACTATTGGTTCCGAGCAATTTGTCGTCAACCTGTAGATTTAAAGATCCACTAACAACCATGATGCCAGCATTGACATCAATATCGGTCATTATCAAATCTGTAAATAAATCATTGTTTCTTCTTAATGGTTCATTGCTTCTAAACTCTGAGAATGACTTAGTTGCTTCAAATCTTGCAAGATCTTCAGATTTTACAATTTGACCAAAACCAGGAACCACGGTTGCACCAATTCCAGGATTAGTAGTTAATCCTGTATAAGTGAATGTAACTTCTCTTGGATTAGTTGCACTATTATAATCAGCAATCGCAAAATCAATAAATTTGTAATCTCCAGAGTTAAATCCATCTCCCGATCCAGGAGTGTAATCTATTCCCTCAAGATAAACAATATCACCAGTTTGGAATGGTTCTACATCATATCCAAGAACAGGAGTGGTAATTTTACAAGTAAGAATTCCTACATCTGAAACTGCCTCAAGAACGCTAATACCATTACTATTTCTTAGAGGTGCAATACCATAATCATTACCAGTCAAACCTCTAGGTTCAACAACAACATTTACCCTGTTTACTGCAGTATCACTTAATTCTGCAACAAGAAGACCATTAGTGATAATTTCTCCAGTTGTTTGATCAAATACAACAAGAGAAGGTGCATTAAGATATGATCTTCCTCCAAATGTTACCTTTGCAGAGAGAACTTTATTAGCATTCTTAATTAACAAAATTCTAGGTAAGAATGCATCTGGTTTTAATGTATTATCAGAGGGATATCCAAAAACATCTGTAGGAACACTAACCTCATCTAATAGGTTAATATTACTTCCAAATAATTCTAATTCCGCACTAATTCCGCTAGATCCAATAGAAGTTACAGCAGGGAGTCTCTGGAATCCAAATCCACCATTAATAATTTTTATTTTTGATACACCACCAGTTGCAGCAGCACCTGTATGACTATAATATAATTCCGCACAGTCATCTTGAGTATAATGATCTTTTTCTGGTTCTGCACCAATGTTAGCGGTAAATACAGTTCCAGCTACTCCAGTCGCAATATATCCTTTTCCATTAAATCCACTATCTTTATATTTAATTTCATTTCCATTTACTACATCAGTTTCGCTAGTTGTAATATACCCACCTTTTTCTATTGCATAGTAAATAGTATCTTTAAGACTATCACTGAAATTAACCTGCTTATATGGCATGGTATCAGGATTTGTAGTTCCAATACCAACAGTACCAAATCCAACAACTTCTAAGTTAGAAGTAGATCCAGTTCCAACATATTCATTAAAATAATTTCTATCATAGAATAACTTAAGTTTTGACCCAAGTAAACTAGTATCGTTAAGATCAAATACAATATTATTTTCACGGAATACTGTAACTGGTGGATTAATAGGATTAATACTTTGTCCAGTATGTCCTACAGATACAAATGAAACAAGTTCAGGTGGATCTGCACGAAGTTGTTTTTCTGTATTTGCTAATTGGAATGTATCTGCATCAATTTTTAAAACAAAATATGTTCTTTGTTCTAATCCACTAGGAAGTTGAGACGGAATACCACCAGCACCATACATTAAAACTTTAAATCCTGTTTCTAAAGCATGATCCTCAATAGTAAATATACCAGTTGTAGTATTAACTCCGCTTGTAGGAATATCTAAAGGATTAATAACTGTGTAACCGTCAATTAATTTGACTGTTGCTCTTGTAGAAGTACCAATACCAGTGGTTAATCCTGTTTTAACGATTAGATCAAATCTATCATTTTCTTCTAAACCATGATCCACAGTTGTTTGAATAGTTACTTGACTTCTTCTAACAGTTGCAGTTTCTTGTTTATAGTTAGTTACTAGGGAATAATTTGCCTTATCATCACCTGTTGTAGTAAAGAATAAAGCAGGACCTTCTGTATTAGTTTTAAGACCAATTGTATTGGGTGTGTTATTGATAACATAGAAATCACCACTCAAAGCACTTGGAGCAGTATACGGACTTATGGAATCAGTAACAAAAAGGTCAGTATTACCTCGTTTGTCGAAGGTGACCTTAACATTAGTTTTAAGACCATGATTAGGTAGATGTAGAGTTTGTGCAAGAATAGATCTTTGTTTAGTAACTCCGTTAAGAGATACATTAACAGTAGTTGAGATTCCAACAGTTGTTCCAACACCTACTGCTTCTTTAGGGTTGAAATATATTAAACTCTGGAATTTAGAATTAAAAGGATCTGTTTCTACAGGAACTGTAAACTCACTAGTAAAATATGTAACAGCAGCTCCTACTGCAGCAGTGGTAAAACCAGCGTATCTTTCTATTCTAAGAATTTTTTCACTAGGGAAGAAATCAAGAATTCTAGCAGTTTCTGTGCCAATACCAATAGAGTCACCTACTGCAACATTAGGAGCAATAAAGTTAACTCTTATATCTGTAATAATACCAGTATAACCGTCATCTGTCAAAGATGCACCATAACCTGCAACTGCAATCTTTTTAAATCCTTCTAAGTTTTTAATATAAGTTGATATACCAAGTACATTTACAGTATTTTCAGCATCAAATTCATGATACGGAGTTACTTTGAATACAACTCCATCTCTAGTGTGTTCAATAGGAAGATTTGATAATGTAGTAACAGAACTACTAATATTATCAATTGGTTTTCCATGAAGTTTTGAAACTTCCGCATCTAATCCAACACCACCAGTTCCTGTAGTGTCAAATACTAATTTTTCACCAATACTATAACCAGAACCCTTATTTACAATATTGATAGATTCTACAGGACCTTGTAATAAACTACTTGGATTTGAAACCTGATTATTAACTCTATATGGTTGGAACACATAGTCGTAACTAACATTATCACCAAATAGGTTATATGGTTGCGTATTTCTTATAAGATCTGAAGTAGAAAACTCAAAAGTGGTTTGATCAAGTAATTTACCATTTATAGTGTTTTCCTCAATAGCAAAAGATCTATATGTGTTTCCAACAAAGAATGGGAACTGTGGATTGTTTAAATTATCTATTGTAGAAAAATACGCATAGCATCCTTCTGGAAAATCAGGAGTTTTAGTAAATCTTCCGTTATGTTCGTCTAAATCTCCGTTTCCAGTATAAACATAATCATCTACAAAATATCCATATGGATATTCTGCTGAAGGAGGTCTATTTGAAATATTAGTTGCTGATATCTCATAACTAGATTCCATCTTCTTAACATCAGACTGAATATTATCAATTTCAACTAATCCATAAGCACCGTAAATTGGATTCCCATCATATGCCCAACCGATGATAGGAGAGTGACCTGTTCCATCATCATCGAAGAAGTTCCTAATAGAGTTACCATATCCAACAACATTAACCGCTAAACCCTCTCCAATCGGTTGTAAGAAGTCTAATTCAGGTGAATCTAAGCGATACGCCTTATTAACAGTAAGAGATCTTACAGTCGCTTCTGCCTTAAACTCCTGACCAACAGGTGTAACATTAACACTTGTATTAGTTGCTGCATATCCAATACCACCAGATATTACTTTTACATCTGTAATTTTTCCAGCATCATTAACAATAGATCTTAAAATAGCACCAGTTGCTGTTGTTGCTGCACTAACAACGGTAAGATCAGGAGGTCCTACATAACCACTTCCTCCGTTTGCAACAAATGCATCAGTAATAGTACCATTTGAAACAACAAGACCAATTTGACCTAATTGTCCTGTAGGAATATTAACAATAGGTGGATTTGGAAAATTTAAGATTTTAGATCCATAGTTTGCACCATGATCGTATATCAAAATATCATCAATCTGACCTCTAACAACTGGAGTTGCGGTAGGTTCTTCTTGTTGTTGATTTTTAGTTAATACTTTAACTTTACATACAATTGGAGGATATTTAATAGTGTGGTATCCGCTTCCAGCACCAACAGAATCTAGATACACATTCTGACGGTTATTATAGTTTGTGTCTAATGTTTCTCTATCACCCTTATTACCTGCCTCAGCAAGTCTAAACTTATCTTTGTCTATCTTTAGTACTTTATACTGTTTTGTTGTACTGAGACCTGTTACGATGGCATTCGCACCATTCTCATATTCAACCACTTCTCCATCAGTAAGTCCATGATCAACAAACTCAATAGAATCATTAAAAGTATTAATTCCAACTGGTTTAATAAGCAAAGTTCTATTTGCGTAACCTGAACCAGAATTTTCTAAACTAATTCTACTAATAGTAAGTCTTTTATCAAAAGTACGGAAAATATGAAGACCTCCGTTAAGTAAAGCAGCATTCTCATCAATTAAAATTGTATTAACACCAACAATAGAATCTTGCTTATTATTATGAAGAGTAAAATCTGTTTCGTTAATAACATTAATATAATAATCCTGACCACTGAATAATGTTAATGAATCAGCAATTCCTCCTGTTGTAGCAATACCAAGGTTATCACCACCATTATTATCATATACAAGTCTATCTCCAGTTATAAAATTATGTGCTTTATCAAGATTGAATGAATTATAAGTTCCACTAACATTACCTTGTAGACTGGTGCTAATACCGTTAAAATATACTTGCCTAAATCTTTCTTCTAATAATGCTCTACCAACAGCACCGCTACCATTACCACCGTATATTTCTACACTAATAACTTTTTCAAGATCATAATCAAATGGATCAATAACGACACTTGTTACAATTCCGCTTAAAACTGGAACTGCACCTGCAGTATTTGCTACACTAACAGTTTCATCACTAATATTAATGTTTGGAGGTGCTTGAACATCATAATCAAAACCACTGTTTAGAACATTTAAAGTTTTGACAGGACCGTAGAAGAGTGAGTCCGCACCTTTATAATTTAATACCTCAATACCATTTACAAGCATTGCAGTATTACCATCTACAGTAAGTTCGGAAGTAGTTTGACCTTCTTTACCACTCTTAAGTTGCTGCTCTAAAATAAATCGTCTTATAGGTCTCGCAGGGAATATTTCTCTCTTTCCTTGACTAGCAAGTATAAAATCATGTGTACCTGTAGCAGAAGTGGGTGCAGTAAAGAATGATGGTAAATTTGCTTTAATAAACGAACGAGATCGATATAATTTTATTTTATTTTTTGCACTTAGCACTTCTACAAAGTAAGTTGGTGCATCTAACGCACCAATAACTTCAGTTCCTGGTGCTGGAGCATATATGATCTCATCTCCAGTTTCAAATGGAACATTTGTAGGAAATGCAATAATACTGTATCTGTTTTCTACACTATCATATCCTTCCCAGTTTCCACCAGCAAAAGAAGGATTTATCAACTCCGCATGAATTTTATCGGAAATTATAGTGTAACTAGGAAGAGAACTAGAAGCAACAAAACCCTCTCGCTTACTTGACGCTGATTTAGACTCATCTACAATATATGTGTTATTAATATCTGTTAATAACTGATCTTGTCCACCTCTTACTGGAACAATAGAAGATTTGACTTTATTTTGTAATCTTCGGAAGTCATAGAACAAAAGAGGGTCAAGAGTACCAAGAGTACCATCAACACCAACAGATTTAGCAGTTGCATCAATACTAACGACTGTTAATAGAGGAGCAACAACTAATTCACTATTTCTACGCAATAATTCAACTTTATCACCAACTTTTAAACTACTTTTTTGAATATCCCCCAAAAGTATAAAAGTAGATCCTGAAAAATTGGAAATTTGGTATCTGGTAGAAGTATTGTAAACCCAACTATTAAAAAATACCTCTTCGTAACTTTTATTGATATTTGGATTGGCAACATACCTTCCTAAGTTTTTTACTTTAATATCCGAGGTAGATTTTAAATTTCGGAGAGGTCTAGCAGTATTAAATTCAGAAAGTACGCCAGTTAGACGCATTTCTACCTTTCTAGTAGGATCTCCTTCCTCATATCCGTAAACAATGTTAAAAGTAGATACTGTACTGTTATTTGGTATTGGTACACTTACTGGAGGACTAACATTAAAGAATTGATTGATACTTTTTGCATCATAGTCAAATGTTTGATAAAAAGAGGTTCCTATCTCACCAACTTTGATTGTACCAATGCTAGAAAACCCAATTGTAGAGTCTACAGTAATAACAGACGCACCAATACCAATTGTTCCAATATTTTGACTTCTACCAGGCACATAGAAGGTACCATCAGTCAAACCTCGTTCATCAAAACCTGTAAATAGAGAAAGTTTGAAATAATCGTCTCTGATTAGTGATACTTCAGAAATAGGACCTGATGCTGCGTTTAATTCGGGGTTTGTTGGGTCATTATCTTGAAAAAGTGTCTGACCAACTAATGCTTGAGGATTTCCAGATATTAATTCTACAGAAACTGTTTTTCTACGCAAATAATTTGCAAAAGAAGGTTTTATTAGGAATTTTTCTAAATCATTGATTTTAGGATCAACTCCAAAGAGTGCTTTGAAGAGAATTTTGAATGATGCGTTAGTTCCCTTTGATTCATATAAACTTCTTGCCTCTTTTATAAAATTACTAACATCTAATTGAGGTGAAAGCGTTACTCCTTCTAAACCAGGAGCATACATTGCTTTTAAGTTCCTATAAAATTCTTTTAAGAATAAAGAACTAAGATTTTGAACATTTGCACCACTAGTATGAACTCCAGCAACAGTATTTTCCCATACTAACTCCTCAGGGTCGTTTTGTTTGGTAAATGTAGAGATTCCACTAAAACCACGCCAAACATCAGTAAAACTATTTGTAGTTATACCAGCATAACTGAATATTTCATCATCAATCTTAAAAAGACCGTATTTTTGCGGATATCCATCAGTACTATCAACAGTTACAGTAGTATCTGTACTTGAAATAGTGCCAACAAGAGTAGTTGAACCTCTTATTACATCAGTAGTTAAATTATCAACTTGAATATACGCATCAATATTCTCCGCAATGTCTGCAGGTCCTCCTTGGAAGTCTTGAGAGATATAATACTGTCTTAGGAATTTTTCAAACAGAGGATTCTCTGATTTAGCAAATTCTGGTATTATTTCGCTAACGACTTGATAAGTTTTTACCCTAGGACTTAAGGGAGAGTATGTTTCGATCATTCTACTGTCTGATTAGCGATCCATTAGAGTAACTAGAGGTAACTTTGTATCCTATACCTGAAATTTGCTGTCCAGAAGATATTGTGTCTCTAACAATATTTATTTCTGTATTTGATATGTCCAAATTAAGGTAAATGTCCTTTAATCCTATAATATCATTAGATTCTGGGAACGCTTGTATTTCAACTATGTTATTATCTTTAACTGTTGATGAAATTTTGATAGTATTGAGTATTACTTCACCTTTTATATAATCTACAATACCAGCTGACCCAACAACAACTACTGGATCCTCTGTTGCTGATACAGCAGGTTTAAATACAGCAATATCACCTATTAGATTATTAGGTCTTGGTATATCGGTCAAATATACCTCACCCTCAATACCACTAATACTAAATCCAGTAGATTTGATAGTTCCACCGCCTGGTTTTACATTAAATTGGTTACCAAAGCATAATTCATACTGAGCAGACTGATCTATAAGTGCTTTTAGGTCTCTGCGGATAGTAACCTTCGTAATATTGGAAGTAATTGCTGGATCTGTTTGATCAATAATTCGTTGAGACTCAGAATACTTAAATCTACCACCAAATGCGTTTAAATTAGTAGATTTTCCATATTCAGTGAGAGATGTAATGACTTCTGCCTTAAGTTGGTCTTGATCATCAGTAATACTATTGTTATAATAGACATAAGACTCTAATTCTACATACAAAATCTTCAAATCTTCAATTCGTTGATTAATTCCAGCGATTGCATACTGTTTTAGTTTGTTTAGTATGTTTTGTTTGGTAAAATCAGATAAGAATGTACCATTTTTAGGTTTTATACTCAAAACTACAGTTCCAAACTCAGGAGGATCTAATTCTTCACCTCCAACAACAGAAACAGACTCCGTATTTGGATAAATTGACTGAATTATTGCTTCATAGTCCCTTGGTGTAACTGCTCTGTTCTGTGCGGAGTACATTCTAGGTGCAAAATATCGTATAGAGTCAATTGGTTCGATATCAGTACCATTTCTAGCGGTTTGAGTGGCAATTACTTGTACATTATTTGTAGATGCAATAGAAGTTCCTGCATCATTTACCATATTTCCAGAAAAAGTGAAGAATTTACCTTCATTTCCGTCTTTACCATCAGTTACAATGTAAGAAATATCAATTACATCTCCAATTTCTAGTTTTTTACCAAAAAGACCATCTCCAAAGAGCAATTCATAGGTTTCATTCTTAATTTCTTGTATTAAAAAGACATTTGAGACAGGAGTAACCTCAATAATATTGTCAACTCTAGAAAATGACAGTCCTCCAGACGATCCAGACTTCCTAACCTCGACTCTAAGAGAATCTAAGTCAATAAATGAGTTGTCAAGAATAAATCTTTGGTCAGAACTACCATTTACAATGAATTTTTTAGTTAAAAGTGTGCCTTGATACACTGTTAACCCAGAAAATTTTCCAGTTCTAGGAGAATTATTACCACCTACTCCTCCAGAATCCAAAGGACTGTTAACTGTGACATCTTCTGGAATAGAAAAAGTATAACTTGTGTTATTTACAGCACCAACTAACGCTAAACCTTTCTTTAAAGTGATAGTATTACTGTCTCCGTTGAATTTATACTCAAAATCAACCACTGCTTCAGCAGATTTTCGTGATCTTGGCACATATCCTATGTTTCTAGCTAAAGAAACGACATTTTCTCTTAGTGTTGCTGAGTCCAAAAAGGATTCATTAGCAACCATATTGCTATTAAATGCAGTTATATACGAATTATACGCTAAAATATCAATTATAATCGCCATATTTGACCCTTCAAAGTCAAAATCTTTAAAATCAGAGTTAGCTCTTAGGTAATCTTTGACAGATTCCTTAATTTGATCGAAATTTAAGTTAGTAAATTTAGTAAATGGCATTCTTTATTACCTAGTTGATTCCAACATAAAGTCAAATTCTTGACTTGGAAAGCTTTGACCTACAATATCATATGAAATAAACACTTCAAATGTATTCATATCTGGTTTGGGGTCTACTCTTACAAGAGTATTTGCTATACGACCCTCAAATCCTCTTAAAACATCAAAAATTTGCTGAGTTATGACACTTGCAGTACCATAATCAACAAAATCGAATAGAGATCTAGTCACATCTGTACCAAGATTAGATTGAAAAGGTCTTTCTCCATCTATAGTTTGGACTAAATTCCTTACAGCTCTCTTAATCGCGTCCTCATTTTTAAGGACTCGTATATCTCCAGAAACAGGGTGTGGCATAAAAGAAAGATCTATGTCTTTAAATGCCTTGGAATTTGCCATGCCATGCAGCGGCTCTAGGTATCTCGATTATTTATACCAGTTTCCGTGAGATTTTAGATTAGTCCCATTCTTCAGAGTTATATGGTGGATTTGGTTCATTATAATTAGTCTTCTTTTTTTCCTTTATATCTACTCCATCTAATAGATCTGATAACTTCTTACATCTCTCTGCTGCAATTTCATGATCATTACCTCTTTTCCTAATACTATTCATTATAGTATTGTATATGTCATACTCATCTGCTTCAGAAGTAATGGCATCATAGATTGCTTCATCTAATGCAGCCATAGCATAGTCCTTATATTGTGTATCATCACCAACTAAGTGTAGGTGTCTTTTTTTCTTTTCAGTCATTCTTTGTTCCTTCTGCGTCTGAAGTGTTCGTCAATTCTTTTCTTTCCCCAATACATTCCATACAACCACACTGTAAATAAAGCACCCTCAACCCATCCTAGAGTCTCCCATGCCCATTGTAAAAATTCCCAGAAGTTCATTTTTTACCTTGTCCTCTATATGGTTTACGAGCAGCGTTTCGGGCGGTGCTAGAAAATTTTGAGTGTTTTCCTTGTCCTTGTCGAGTCTTTTTAGGGATTCTTTCAATCCACTGACCACCTGATAAGTTTGTAAATGTTTTAGCCATTAATTTCTTTCATAGTATGTGATATTGTCGATGGGTCTGGATAGTTCTTTGTATAATAGGAATAAGCATAGTCCTCTAAGAGATCCAGAAATTCAGTTTCACTTATATCGGTGTGCTTCTCAACTCCACCGATATAGATTGTGTAAACTGTCTTTGACATTATATAACTCTCATCTTCTCATGACCCACTCTTATACGAGGATCGCACCATATCTCAAATCCTGATTCTATTGCATCAAGACAGAAACTCACATCTTCCCCACACATATCTTGAACATCGCCCGATTCAAATACCTGCATCTTAGGAGCAAACCAAGGATACTTCATACCTTCATGTTCAAATACTCCCTTCTTAATCAGACACCAACCAAAACCAGTGTAATCGACAGTAAATGGTTTCTTACGCTTAGTCATGGTCTCACCTGTTTCGTGATTCATAACTCCACCATTATTACGGAAGTCGCCCTCATCTAACCAGTGAGCAACGCTAGTAGTACGACCATCTTCTGTCATATACCAACCTGCAGCAATGTCCTTGTCCATAAGAACGAGTTGTAAGAACTTCTCTGTTCCGTAGACGATATCACTATCAATCCATAATTGGTAGTCGTAGTTTAGTTTGCCATCCCAAGGTATCTGATCAGGTCCTCTAAGAACATTCGCCCCTAGACACTTACACCGAGCAAAGTTGACCATACTACTATAGTCTTGAGATATCTGTATACTCGCCCCATGCTGAACTAAGTCAAAACAAAGTTGAACGAAACTCTTTAAGAACTGAAATGAGCATCCACGACCAGGCATACAAAAGACAATTGCCTTGCCCTTTAACATCTCCCATGCTTTATCATAATCCCATTCGGGTTCTTTAGTCTTTTTTGGTGTTTTCGCCTTAACAGTAAATCCTTTAGCCATAATGAATAATGTACTTCATATATTATAACAGATTATATAGGCACAGTCAACGACCCCCTATTTCATTCTAGAAACACTCCGTCACTTTCTACGGTCATACTAACCTCAGTATCTTCATACCAATCAAACTGGTTGCATATGCTCTCAGGCAAATCTAATACTAACTTGTCCTCTACAGGATCGAACCTTATAGCAATTTTTATATTCTGGATATTTTTTTTCACAAAACGAATCCTGATGTTCGTTTTTATATATTGGATATTTTTTTTCTAGAGAGATATAGCAAGGTCGAATTGGGTCGTTTATAGCTTACAAAGGTTCCTTCGATTTAAACCGCATCACAAAACCACGATAACATATAAGGCACGAAATACACTGTCAATTTGTGTTACTTAGTGTCCATAATTACAATAATAATTATTACTTAGTGATTCATAATAGTCTGTGCGAGAGTAATAATCAAGGTCATCATTATCATCGGAATTGTTATTACTTTCTTCATAATCTTCAAAGGTTAAGTAATACTCTGCCATACGATTGCAATACCTCAGTGTTAATAACTGTATTATAGCAAAGTAACTGGCAGATGTCAAATTACCCTGCCTAATTAACAAGAACTGTGAGGAAATTGTGACCTCTGTGTAATATTATAATCTGATACTTGACATTTACTTGAATCCATAGTACACTCGCTTAACTTACAACAACTCCGTACATTTACACACATTAATTAACATTTACTGAGAGAAGAATAAAACACTCATGTATATTTAAAAAGGTATTTAATAACTTTCCGTATATACTCACAAACACTTATGTATGCCCCTTAAATGACACTCAGACGGGTTTAATCTGTGTGTGGTTTGTATATATCTTCTAGTGTACTTTCTTCCTTAATTAACACTAACTGTTTCTGTTCATTAGGATAAACTAACAGGCAACACTTAGTCATTGGTTGTAAAGAATGACCACACACATTTTTCTTTACACTAACACAAACGGTTATGTATTGTTCACTTATAAAGTCAACAATTCCACGCATTTTATCGGGGAATTCTACATAGTTTCCTTTGTTAAATTGCATCTTAGTTGATAATCAGTTGAATCAATTAGGTCTGTTATATGTAAAGGTAAAGGCACATTATTTTTTGCCCACTTACTTTTATAATTACCAAGTAGCACTCTAAGTATACTTAACTGTTCATGACTAAGTTGTACATTGTATAACATAATTGTATTTAATTGTTATTAGTTAGTGATAGAACATAACACTCGTCAATGTCTATATCTTCCTCTATTATAGCACATATTCTATTAATATCTTTTTCTGAACTTTGCTCGGTATGTAATAACCAACCATCGTATTCATCCTGGTAAGTATCATTTTTTAGGGCGATTCCCAACTCATCTTCATATTTAGATAGGAAATTGACTAAGGTATATTGATTATAACTATCGGCAAATATGACTACTAAAGTAGCACTTACCCCTGTGAAATACTCAATTCCAGATGATAATTTATCCATACTTAATTTACTCTTTCTAGGCATTATAATAACCCCCACTTAATTGTTAGATAGTTATTATCGTGATACCTCTCTAATTCATCCATTTCGGCAAGAAATATAAACTCTTCACAAAAATACTGAACTGAGATATTACCTAACTCTTCACATGCTCTAAACATTTCGCCGATCTGACCATTATTTAATCCTAGTATGTCTATACAGTAAGCAATATCTCTTTCGATCTGTGTTTTCTTCTTTTTGTTGAATTCGGGCAACTGTGGTTCTCTTTTCATTTAAAAATCCTCCTCTTGGTTGAATAGTAGATAGTAGTACTCAGATTTGAGATCGAAAAACTCGAACCCATCGCCTGATTCATAGAGTTTTAAGATCTCTTTATATGTTTCGTAATTCATATTAACCCACCCACTCAAGTTTGAACTCATCTAGAATGATATCCCTTACTCTCTCTCTGTCTAGTGAATCGCCATCGCCCCAACTGTAATAAGGATTGCCAGTTTTCTCTGCTTCAATTATTTTGTCTCTGTATATAAAAATAGCGTCAAAGATGTGCTTTTTTGTTAATCCCTTGATAGGATATAATGGGTCTTCATTACCGTAGAATGACCAAACATAATCTACGAAATCAAAAAGTTTGCTGTATGCTGACATAATTTAAAGAATGATAAAGGATGATTGAAAGAAAGAAGTAAGCGGTTGATTTCATTAATCTATTGCTAGTTCCATACCGCTTACGAAGTCCTCGCTTACATTTTTGTAAGATACGAACCACTCAAAGTTTTTCTGAAAAACTCTCATACCGTATGAAAACTCATCTAATAGTGCATTGAGTCTAGATTTAGTTGTATTGGATTGCCAACCGCCATCTTTGATGATGATTGAATTGCTCATTACTGTTGCGATATGATTGCCATGTAGGTAAACTTCAGCATCGCCATCGAAGTGCTTAACTGTAGTATTGGATGATGAGAAGTTATTGCCTGACCTGATTGCTTGATTCATTTGTCTTTCAATTTTTCTCATGTGTGTTACCTGTGTTTGTTTGTTACTCTTATTATAACCAATAAAAAACCCCGAATGGGGTTTTGTTGTGACACTAATATTATTGGCACATATCATCAAATCTTCTGGTAGTTTCTGCTTCTATCTCTGGTATAATACCATTAATAGAATTTTGCTCAAGTGCATATAACTGGTCATCAGTTAAATTATTCTTGTCTCTATATTCTATCCATACTTCATCATATAGATTTTCAAGTATGATCTCGTTTTGTATATTACTCATAATAACCTAGTTCCTCCTCTTCTTCTCTGATCTCTTTTGCTGACATTGTAAAAAAGTCTCTGATTGTCATATCAGGATATTGAAGTAGATAGGAACATAATGCCCCCATCTGCATATGCCTAGACTCTGCCATGTGTATTTGTTCCATAACTATTTTGGCATCCCACTCTAGTGATTGTTGTTCTGTCATGATTAAAAAATAGCGTAAACTGTGTTTAGGTTTTTGTCTTCTACAGATACTCGACCATAATCTGCTGACCACTCTCTTGCCGATTGCTTTGCAACTTCTAAGTCCATACAATAGTGTTCATGATATCCTAGGGGATGATTTGGAACTATGATAGCATAATCAAATTTGTTTCTAGGATGATTCGGTTCTCTTTTGAAATTGTCAAGTTGGATTGCTTTTAGTTCCTTTAGTTGACTTTCTAGTTCTAATTGCTTTGCTTTTCTCATTAGATCATTATACTCTGTATAGGGTGATGTATGGTCAAATGGCATTATGCAACCTCCCTTACATATCCGTTTTCTGCATGTATGAAAGCATCTAGTCTAGCAACATCTAGGTCAGCATCATCAAAATCTATCTTAGCACAACCGTCAACACCCCACTCTGCTAATTCTTGTACGAACTCTGCCCAGTTTGCACAACAACATGCCATATTCTGAAAGTTGTCAACTTGTACGATTCGGTTCATAACTGTTTGAGTTTTGTTCATAATTTCGATTTCCTTTGTTTATACTACTATTATAATGGATAATGATACCAAAAACAGGCATGAGTAGACACTAATTAAACTGTCTACTTTGCCTCTCGAATTTTATCAAAACTAGTTTCAATTTCCTTGGGTAGGTCTTCTGTCATATCCATATCTAACATTGTCTCATACAATTTGTTCATTTGATATAATTCATCAAATGTGAATTCTACTTTAATTGTTTTTGGTTTTAGTTTCATGATTTTAGGGTTAATAAATTGTTTACACATTGCTTAGTTCATCAATATAATTATCATGATTGATGAGAGTTTTATAAACTTCTAACAATTTTCCTAGGTCTAAACCTTCGAGGTCTGTCCACTCTGATACATAATCAGCATTGTTAAAATCTGCGGTATCATCGTTGAATGATGGGCAACTCATCAATTCTTGCTCATCATCTAACCAAAAATGCCTACCAAAATGTTCTGATTGAACTGGGTTATCCTTGGTTATTCTAGATTGTACATTATAGAATTTCATGAAAGTTCCTCTAATAGTTGCATGATTATGTTAGTGCGATCAATTAATGCTGATCTACATTCTACTAAATCGCCATCATTTAATTCTCTTAAACTAGTGTTTAGTTCTTCGATTTGGTCAAAGATTTCTTCTTGAATGTTCATTAGAATGGGTTGCTCCAGTTGTATGCTTGATAATCTGTTACTAATCCGTCTTTATTGAGTGAGTCAACATAATCGTTAAATGCACATCGTTTAGCAATACTGTCTCCTCTATATGATGGATTGCTTTGTACAAAATCTGACCAATCCCATCTAAATTGCTGAACTGCTTGTTTTTTAGTCATTCTGTAATTCATTTTAAACTCCTCTTACATTGTTTGATAAATTAGTCTCTGTTGCTTGGCATACATTATCAACAAGATTGTCGAAAGTTTGCATATCCCAACCTTTTTGCTCTGGGATATCTAACTCATATGCCATCATCACGAGGTCATAAAGGAAGTCATATTGAGAGTTAGTGACTTCGATGTTTAATCCTTTTCGCATAGTTTTTGAATTAAATTGAATAGATTTTAGGACTCGGTTGGGGCGGTAACCTTTCCTTTGAAATTATCTCGGTTGGGGCGTAAACCTTTCCTCTGTCCTATACATCTATTATAATAAATGATCTGACCAAAAACATGCATTTGTAGACACTAATTAAACTGTCATACCTCTAAACATGTGCTTCCGATCTTCTCATTATGATTATTTGTTATAATCCTACCAACTGGTAAAAATACATCGTCTAGTGTATCATAGACCGTAACAACATCTAAAAGTCTATCTTCATCTAAATTTTGTAACTCTGTTAGTAAATCAAGGTAGGTCATATATCCTACATCGATAGATTCAGAATGTGATGGGAAAAATTGCTTTTTGTTCATGAGATTAATTGCTGAGTTGTTTACGAATGTTGCATTCTATCTCTTTGAGATATCTTGCTTTTCCTGGTGTTTTGGATGTTACTATTATAGCACCATTTGCCCCATGCCAAGTATAGTGTTTGCCAACCTTTTCAAGTTTGAAATCATATTTTTTCATCAACTTTTTAAGGTCTTTGTCCATCTTTAATGCCATTATGTTATACCCATATCATATTCAACATTTTCTGTTAGTTCATCATCGTATAGTCTCATCGAAAGTTCTGAGTTTTCTACATCGTAACCTTCTCTGTTCATAGCAATTTCGATAATGTTCCATATCTTACATAGTTCATCATCATTTAAAAATGATTGAACTGCATAGTAGTGTTCTGAGTCGAATGTCATTAGTTTGTCTCCTCGAATGATTCTCTTAATGGTTTTTTGAAATCACACTTGATATAATCTTGAATTTCATCAACAACTTCGCCAAAGTGATCTTCCCAATAGTTTTGAGCATCATTGATAAATTCAGCATCCGACATGTTTTTATACATGTCATCAAGGTCTGCTGTAACATATGATACTAAGTCCTCGGTTGACATATTATCAACCACTCGCTCAACTAAAAAAGATTTTAGTTCATTAATTAGTGCTTTGTCCATTAATAATTCTCCTGTGCATAAAATGGGTTGAACTCGTCTCTTTTAACATGATATCCTTTTACTTCTGCTTTTTCTACCATTTCAAATGGTTCATCATAATGATAACCAGAATTCAAATATGCTTGAATTTCCTCACATAAATGAACTGGGTTTGGTGCATCATCGCTGTCACATTCTATTTGGAATGTGTAATTAATAATTGTTCTGTTCATGACCATACATCACTTGCTAATTGGATACTGAAAACGATTAAAAAGAAAATTACAACTGGCATCATGATACATTCCCCTGATCTTGAGTTAAATCCCACACTTGGATGTAATTCTCTAACCATTTTTGTTGATACTGAGTTAATGATGGGATTTCTGCATATATGTGTGCTGTTATTATGTCATCAGCACTCATGAATGGTATATTATGCTTAGTGCAAAAATCCTCTAGTACATCACTCAAAAGGTCAAGATTGTTCATTTTAAAATCTCCGTTGATAAATTGTTGTTTTGTAATTGTTGTTATTTGCATTATCTTAGATAGAGATATGAACCAACCCAATCTGCAACTTTGTAGCAATACTCACGAGATTTGGGGTCAAGTAAGTTGTATCTGACATGCTTTGCAGGGGATTTCCAACTTGCAGGTTTATATACATCGCCTGTATTCTTGTCTATAAATGCATGTACTGAACCGTCTCTGTACTCATTTCTATTTTGAAATGTATCGAACTCAACTTGAATAACCTTGAGATATCTCTTACCTTTTTGTACTCTAAACTTCATTAACTTCGCTGTTCCATTGTCCATTGCTTCCAACTGTTCTCTGGAATAATCTGAAGTACCTCTTAGTAGCATATTTCTGTGATACTGTCTATAATGTTGCTCTAGGATTTGAGCAAGAAATTCTGCATAGTTTAAAACATCTGCCTGAGTTGCCTGTACATCAGTTGGTGCTGTTGTTACAAGTCGTTCATCAATTTGTATTGGTGGTGTATTTGGCATAATTGATTTGCTTTGTTTATACATCTAGTATAGCAACAAAAAAGCACCTTTTGAAAGGTGCTTGTGCCTCTTTATCAACTGTCTGCGTCTCTCTCTAGCACTCCTAAGTGCCTGTGGTTTTAGTGTCCTCTTCTTCTCCTTCTTACTATGGTGTTGCCAATTTGGTGTTATCATGATATCCTCCTATAGAGAATTTACTCTCTTGATATCAACATTACCATATTGCTCTAGGATTAATTGTCTAGCACCATCAGGATTATTGCTATTTACAATAACACTCTGAAGTCCTAAGTTTGGACTATAGAAAATTACTTCTTGTTTGCGAATTTCAAAAAACATGATGTTTACTTAGCAGGTACTGTTGTTAATATTCTATCAATCATTGCATCGGGATGAGTTGATAGAAATGTTGTTTTAGCGTCATCAGGGGATGATGCTATAATAGTTGATTCTAACATAGAACCACTACCATTGTTTTTATAAAAAATAGTGTGTAGGAATGCCATTGTTAAGAGTTAGCGAATGAATGTGCAGGAAGTCCATCTTCAAAGATTAATTCGATAATCTTCTCTAGTCTCTTCCTAGTTGAGAGTGATGCTTTACCACATAACGGAACTGTAACCACTCCATGAGATTTACGATATAATTGATAGTTACCAACTGGAATATTGCCCTTAGCAATATTATCTGCATCTTCTTTATGTAGTCTTATGACTCTTCCTATGGTCTGTGCCATTTCGATAACTGGTAGATTTCTCAATAATATTGTATGAGTTAATCCTGGAACATTGATACCTTCAGATAATATAGAATAATGGAATACAATAAACTTTTTATTGTCATCCCTTCCCCACTCTGTTAGAGTATTAAAGAATACATCCCTACCAACTTTCTTGTCATTGACATAAGCACCATGCTTTGATGTAATATGTAATACATCATAACCTAATTGCTTTAAGACATATAAGAGATTTGTCTGTGATAATATTCTCCATAATATTGTAGTATTAGGAGCAGCAACCAAAACTTTAGCACTTTGTTCTTCTGATATATCTTCGAGAATTTCTAATATCATTTCTCTATCTACATCAGGTGCATTTTGTTTAGTTCTCACATGCTCTGTTTCATGTATTACAAGTTTTGGTGGTATAATACTACCATTGTCAATTAATTCTGGTGCAGGAACACTAATTAGAGTTTTACCAAAAACATCGGTGTTATTCATACCTCTACCATTAGTTTGTCTAGTGTATTTTGGTGTAGCAGTAAAAAAATAACTGTTAGATGCATTGGTAGATGTGTTAGCAACTCCAACAAAATGGTTTTTCTGAGTGGCGTTATGTGCTTCATCACAATACATGATATCAACATCTATCATAGCATCCTCTAGTCTGCCTAGTGAGTGATATGTAGAAAATATGATTTGATGCTGTAATTGAAATTGTCTATCAACTATCCACTCATGAATGTAACGAGGTTTGGTAGATGAATCGAAAGATGTCTCTCCACTATGAACATGCAATATATTTAAGTTGTCATTGAGAACTATGTTATCATTGTCCTGTGTATATTCTAGAAATTCAGAACATAATTGATTTGCTAGTAATAAACGAGGTGCAACAATAACAACAGTTAATGGAGCATCACTAGTTTCTAATCGTTGTACTAAATCTTCCAACATAATGATAGTCTTACCACCACCAGTAGGAATATACACACAACCTTTATCGAACTTTTTTAATTTGTCAAGTGTTCGCTCTTGATGAGGTCTTAGTGTAATCAATGATTTAATAATATCGTATGTATTAAGTATAGTGTATGATTATTGCCAATATGCAGGTCTGTATTCACTTTCCTTACTGTCCACTACATCTTCCCTAGCATTTGGATGTATATGTTGATTATTATACCATTTTTCATCCTTCTTTTCAAGTGTAGTATCTGTTCGCATATTACCTCCAATACATGTGAAACATCATCCCATGATAACCACTATTATATTTTTTACCGCTTCCTTTCATTTGTAAATGGAATAGTTTAAAGTTGTCACTAGTCCTAAACTCTAGTGTAGTATTATTTATTTTCCATGTACCATTTTCAACTAGTGATACGAGAGAATCAACATTTATGATATCAACATTGTTTGTTATTTTATTTCTCCATACTATATGATTAATACTATCCCCACTAAATCCTCTTTTTACAATAATATCAAATATTTCCATCTTATATGAATTCATGAATGATAAGAAACTTTCAACAATATCATCTGATATATTATTTCTATATACTCTATTTTGTCTCTTTTCAGCATCACTAAGGTTTAAGTATGGATGTATGCTCTCAACAATAGATACTAGGTTTTTATTTGGATATCCAAAGAACATTTTTATAAAGTATTCGCAATGACTATCACTAATACCAAAGTAATCTATAAACTTCTTGCTTGATAGCAATGCTACTTGGGTATGGTTTTTAGATACATTCTTTACTGAATATTTGTTAGTTCCTTCATTGTCATATACATCTACCTTAGTTTGTGGTCTGCCATCGGTTTTATGGTCTCCACCAAATCGTTCATTTAAAAGATGAACACACTCTTCTTCATATTTGTGTCCATCTTTCTTTGCTTTTGTTCCTGATATTACTGAATTCATGATGAGCATTTCCATTTGATTTTACCCATCCTATCCATAGAATTGAAACATATTTGACACATGCAAGTGACTTCATCGCCTTCTGAGTTTTTAAGTTTTCCCCAGTTGTAGTCGCACCATTTCTCGCCCATGACCTCTACACTATAGAAATAGTCTAGTAATGGTTTGTAATATTTCCCGATCTGCATTGATGGTTCGCCATCGGTATGCTCGTCATCATAGACATGACATAAATCGCAGTATGACATAATTAATTCCTCCTTAGTTGTCGTATAGTGGGTAGTAAACTTCTGTATCAACAGCATGTTTCATAGTCTCATACATTGAGAACTCTGGGTCTGATAAGTCTTTGCATGTTGATAGAATGCTGATAACCTCTTCCATGAGGTTGACTATCATTTTTTCTTTTGGTGTAATCTTCATGATATGAAAGTAGAATTTGTTAAGATTTCAAGTTCAGTATAATCATGACAAGTAATTCTCTTGCCATTGTGGTCAATTAGGATAGTAAAGTTTTCTGTTGGGATAAATCCCTTACGATCTTTATCTCCCTTGATATAATTAATAAGAACCTGATACTCCTTATTATTATATTTGACATTATCCCCGACTCCAATGTATTCGGGTTTTTTGTATCGTTGAATAAAATTCATTAATTTGTTGTCTATATTATTATTATGACATAAAAAAAGAGACCTGTTAGGTCTCTTGTGACAGTTTTTTAACTGTCAGTTTTAAGTGGTCTTACATCATGTAGTCTGAGACCTAGGATTTTACATCAGACAAGTGCTTGATAAATGCCACTATTTTGTGGTGTAGGTGGGTCGAAACAAAACTCAACTGCTTAAGTTCAAATTAAATGCGTGGTGCGACTGCGTGGTATTCTTTTGATTAACTGACTAGTCATTAATCAATGGGGACTTACACCTCCTCGATCATACAGTTTCGGTCTCCGCAACCTTGAAAGTCTTATGTTGGTTTGTTTCGACATTCTTAATATAGGTCATATTGAAAAGTATTGCAACCGATAGTGTACACTTTACAAATTGTCCTGTGGTAGGTCTATGTTCATTGCTTCAATAGTATCAGCAATCATAATACTATAAGTCTCCCTAGTTTTCATTTCTAACTTGAGTAGAAACTTACACATATTCTGCAACTCCTTAATATCATCACATCGATCAATCTCTCTTGATATCTTCTCATATTCAAATTCTTGTGATGTATTTCTTAGTGGTATGCTATTGGGGTCGAATTTCATTTTGCTTTCTTTAAGTTAGTAATACCATAAGCAACTAATAATATAAAAAGCAATCCAAAAAATACCATAAATCCTATACTTGGTTCAAGATTAAGATGATTAATTAATGGTTTCTTACACTCTGTCCATGTTCCTGGCAAATGATATACAGGTGGGCATGATAGAAATGTCATTTTTTAAATACTCCTACTTGTTTCAAAAGATAAATTGTTAATACTGTCCAAAATATTACATACCACATATTTTACATTCCATTCCAAAAATTGTCCACTGGATTTAACATACTTCTTGATACAAAGTATAAACCTACATTGCAAGCGAACCAGTTAATGTTAACTACCCACGCTTGTCTCCAACAGTATTTTCTGTTGCTCTGAACTATGTATTCATTTCTATCATTTATTGTTTTATCAACTGATAGAGGTCTAAACTTAATCCATTGTTCTAATCCTAATGAAATTAAGAAACCAATGGCAAAGATATAAAATAACAGGTTTAATAATCCTGCCATTGAAAGTAAAAATGAAATCATCTTCTTAGTAATTTTTGGATAGGCACTTGTTTCAGTTTGTCTATTACATCCGTCTCCACTCTCTCAACAATCTGGTCAAGTACATCTATATCAATCTCCATAAATGGTGGAATGATACCTAATAATCTTAACAGACCATCAACAAATAACGCAAGTGCAGTAAACCCTAATATCATACTGATAACAGTAGCATCACGATTATGTTTACGCATTGATTCTTCATCAATCTTTCTTGCTTCATCAATAGCATATTGAATGAGAGCATCCACTTCTTCTTTACTGTATGTGTCTTTACTCATAGGTTTTCTAATAACCTCGGTAAGTGGAAAATCCTTAATTAAAGTTCTTACCATGTTATTGGATCGAGGTTGATTTCTCCGAAAGGTTCGGATGATGGTGGTAACATGTCTGTCATTAATGGAAATAGGTGAGCATAAGGTGAACCGAGACCTCTAGTAGTCTCAGTAAATATCTGATAACTACCTAACAATCTATAAGGTTCGTCAGATACAGCAGTTTGTTTTTGTCTCAAACGCTGTTCATCATCTGCTAATCTCCTAAAATAATCTAAACGAATATTCTCCTCTGGTGGGATGAGTTCATTCATTTTAAGATATTCATATTGTATGAGATTTGTAGATATATCAAAGTATTCTCTATTCTCTAAACATAAACACGCATTTGTTCTAGTTTGTTCCCAGAACTCAGTTTTATATTGAGAACCTTCCTGTAGATAGAAACCGAGTGATGATGCACAATCTTTTTTGCCATCTTGATATCTGTCCTCTACATCTAATCTTTGATATTCTGTCTGTTGTCTCTCAGGGTCTTCAAACAGATACATTGATATTGCTTCTGCTAAATCTCCTTCAAGATAGTTTTTAAAGTTGTTTAACTCATCATTAAACCCCAATGCACGACCACATCTAGCATACCTATTATTAGGATGGATACAATAGTCTGATAACATTTTATCATACTCACTTATCTTAGGCAACTCATTTGTTGTTATTTCACAATGGTTATTAAAGTCTAAAATTGCATCATCAAGTGTTGTTATATCTTTATCGTATGAATATATCCATGTTTGAGCATCTTTAATAGGAATGCCTGTTAAATATCCATGTTTACCTGCAATATGTGCAGTATAATTCCATTTACCCTCTACCTTTTTATGAACTGTTAGAGATGCATTTGTTGGATTATATAATGCTTCACTATAAGAATCATGATCCCATAATGCACCTCTGGTACAATCAATTACAAAATCATATTTCTCATCTAGTATTTTAACATAATCATTTTGTACATCAATATTATCTACATGAGCATCAATCATCCTTACATTTTTGGCAGTATTAGTATAACTATTCCAGAATAAATCTACCATTTTTCTACCGTTTAAATGCCAACCCACATGAGTTAGTTCATACAGTACATAAAAATTATGTGGTGTGTCATTACCAAATCCAATAAACTTTTTACCCCACTTTTGTTTACCATCTAATAATCTTGATAGATGTATTGAACTTAATGTAGTATTCTCCCCAACTATTTCTCCCCACTCGGACTCGGTTTGTATTCCATAGTCATCAATAATGTGAGAACAATCACGAATCCAAACTATTTCATCATCCTGATACACACTATCCATAGTATCCCTATGTGACACGCAATTCAATAATACTTGTACTGCATCAGTACCACCAATAATAGCAATTTTTCTAGTCATAAGTTATGTAAATGTAGGAAACTTGTTGGCATAATCTGCACTCATTCCTCTAGTAAATGAACTGAAGTTATAATAATCACGACAGAAATCGAAAGTAAACTCAACATCAAGTAGATCATGAACAAATAACCTTCTCATTTCTGGGTCATCCCCTATAATATTGAACAAATCATCAGTAAATGTTTGTTCATCACTTATTAAACGACAAGGATTAATCTCCTTATTATTTAATATATCTTTAGCATTTTTCTGGACTTGTTGCCAGAATGGGGTGTCATGTTCTGAACCAAAATGATACATCCATGCAGAATTTAATAACCAATCCCCAATAACTTCTTGATAATACCAACTATTGATATCATTAATCAGTTCTATGTTATTATATGTATCGCCAAGAGCATAATTTGACATCTTATCTGTCACACTATCATAATACATACCTGCTAGTGCTTCAAGTGGGTCAAGAAATCCTAACGCATTTCCATTACGAGCATATCTACCACTATGATGTAACACATAGTTTGAGAATTTAGGTTTCCAAGTAAACTTATTATATTGATGTCCTTCTTGAGGAACTAGACTTCTAAAATCTTGCTGTGCCTCCTCTTCTGTTGTAACACTTGAATTATAAGCATAACCATAAGTTCTTCTGCTTTGCAATGGAATTCCAAACATCCAACCATTTCGAGTGGTCTGTGTTAATGTATAACCCCAATCTGCAGGTTCTGGTAGTCTAGTAGCAAGAACTGTGTTACAAGTCTCAAAGGGTGAATCGAAATAATAATCATCATTCACCAGTGATTTGCCACCACTACAATCTAATACAAAATCAAATGACTCTCCATCAATAACAACACCAAAGCAATGTCCACCTATAGGGTCTTGATCGAAACTTATTGATTTTATTTTAGTATCTCTTGACTCAAAATTATAACAACTCTCTTCATTTAGATGTTCAATAAAGAAACTACTGAATAATCTAGTATCAAAATGAATAGCAGCAGTACTCATAGGAAAGTATCTGGTAAAATCTCCACCATTTTTACCCCATCCTACAAATCTATTACCAAACTTGATAGTAGCATCAAAATAATCTTTAGAATCATATCTCAAATATGATGGTGGACTAGCAATTTGTCCTGATAATGATGGTGTTGTTGACTCTCCAATACCAAATATATCTATTGATGTGTCATATAACCATACTATTTTACAATCATTTTCTGCATTAAGATTAGTTCGCTGTTCTATCAACTGTAGAATAGAAGTAATACCAATAACACCTGCACCGATAACAGCGATCTTTTTCATTGTATTCCAAAGAGAATGTTTGCTTTTCTAAAGTCATCATCAACAAACTTCATTGCGTAGTTGTTGGTGGAAACAACATATCCCTCTGGATTTGTTGGTGTATTTCCTATGTATGTTCTTATTTGACCAACCTTGTTTAATTGTGAGATTACCATCTTCTTAGCATCACGAATAGAAATATATGATGCAAATGTAAAATATATCTCATTCTCATACCTAGCAATAAAATTAAGACCTTCTGCCTTCATCCTCTTGTATCTCTCTTTGCCCTTGACACTGGTTTTAGTATTGATCTCAGCATCTAATCTGTCTGAATAAAACTTAGCAAACTGTGCAACTGTTCTTCTAGTGTTTACAATAGTCTTACCAGTACGAATTTGTGTATTAAAGAATTGCTTGAATAATGTTGGCATTAAGAATCTAGATTGACCATGACTTTGCATGATATCAAGAAATCTTGATGCTCTCTTGAGTGAACCCTCCGCACGATTAATAGTAGCAATATACTTGATCTTCTGACTATTACTGAAACGACTTATACCTTTAGCATCATTGAAATTAGCATTAGGTATGAATATATCTTCTGTGCCTACAAATAAGGGTGCTTTATATACTGCCTTGCAATCTTGTATTGAACTACCTTGATATACTGTATGAAATACAATACCAATATTTGCTCTCTCTACTGCCATACCTTGACTTGATTGACACGATACTGCATAAGTTATGGCATTAGGATTAAATGTAATAACTCTGTGTCCACCAATACTAGCATATCTCTTGTCTCCTGATGAGAATAATAAATCTCCTTGAATAATACCTTTGATATTTAATTGAGAGAGATACTTAAGACAATCTTTTAACTTTGCACGAAGTACTTCTGACTCATAAAAACGATCAACATCAACATTATCATAACATACTTTAGGTGTAATCTTATTGAATACTGATTTAGTTCCAACAAAGAATTTACCAGTAACAGGGTCAGTGCCACAAATAATTGCAGGAGCTCCATCCCACTTAGTAGTAACACTTAGATCAGACTTAGTGCCTGTGAGCATATTACCAAATGATCTGAGTACAGAAACGACATTGAATCCACCAACAGCACCACTGTTGAGGATGTCATCTTCTAAGTGTTCAAGATGGGTATTCTTCATACCTATATTATACACCATTTTACCTCACAATGGGGATGTAGTAGACACTTAAATCACTGTCTGTCACTTGAATGCAGGACCATTTGCCCAGACTACCAAACTTCTTCTAATTCCAGATGTTACAGGTTGAACCCTATGTAAAGCATAACTGGGAAATATTATTACATGTCCTCTACTATTTACTGCAGTCTGTACTTCACCATCATGCAACTGTAATTCACCACCAGTATATTCACTGGGATCAGATAATTGTACGGTCATACTTAATTTTCTCGGTGGTACATCTGACTGCATATTATTATCTACATGCCACCTATAAAAGCCTTGATCGTCTCCTTCATATACTGTGTATTGAATATGCTCATGAAATCCACGGATATCAAACTTCCAGAACATACCATTAGTTACTCTTAATATATTACCTAAACGCTCATATAACCATTTTGTATCATTATTGCATTCTAACCATGCAGTCTTAGATGTGCGAATACTATTTACTACATTGGTATCAATATTATTACCGACTGTAGCAGGTTTTGGTGAAAGAGACTCACCATAGTTAATAATACGATGGCACTCGTTTGGGGTGAACCCATCTTCCCATGTTTGATATAGTGTCTCACCCTGAAAATTAGGGGATGGACTCAAAGGATAAATTGACATAACAAAATTTAGTAGATTACTTTAATATCTCCATTATTGGGTTTAACTTCATACTTGCTACCAGCAACTGCACGACCTGCATTACCACCTTGTGAACCACCTGCTTCACCCCAGTCACCACCATTACCACCAGGTTGACCTGGTTGACCTGGTTGACCAGGTGTGCCAGGATTTCCTGGTGTACCAGGTTGACCTGGTTGACCATCGTTACCCTTTGCACCTGGTTGACCATCGCTACCAGGTGTTCCATCAGTACCAGGTGTACCAGGTGTACCAGGTGTTCCTGGTGTAGCAGCGTTACAACTTGCAGCACCACCAGGTGTACCAGGTGTTCCACCACTGCCAGGTGTTCCACTTCCACCAGGTGTACCAGGTGTTCCTGGTTGTCCACTTCCACCAGGTGTACCAGGTGTTCCTGCTCCTCCTCCACCACCAGGTGTGCCTGGTGTTCCGAAACTACCAGGTGTTCCTGTTATGTTACCAGTCTTATAATTCCAGCCACGACCTGGTGCAGCTGTACCACCATATCCTTTTAATCCACCTTGTCCTGAATAACCTGCAGGTCCTCCAGTTCCACCCTGACCACCGCCACCGCCAGAGCCACCCTGACCACCTTGACCGCCACCACCAGAATTACCATGTAAACCTTTAGAACCAGCATTACCAGCTGCACCACCGAAACATGCCATTTTTGACTGTGCTGCTGACCTTGACTGAGTAGAACCAGTTGCCTGAAATGATGTTCTACCCTGAATTTGTCCACGACGACTACGAGGCCACCCACCAAATCTTTTTCTGCGAGAACTTCTTGATTGACTAGTTGTTCTAGTTTGTACTGTAGATCTTTGCTGGAATGTTGTTCTTTGCATACCAGGTGTACCAGTGGATCCTGGTTGACCATCTGAACCATCCGATCCATCGCTACCTGCACTACCATCATTACCATTTGAACCAGGTGTGCCTGGTGTACCAGGTGTACCAGGTACTCCAGTACTCTCTCCACTACCAGGTGTGCCATCAGTACCATCAGTACCATCTTTTCCACCACCACCTCCACCATATATCCTAGCGTCTGAACCTTCACACTCTACAAATACTTTTCTAATCGCAGGACCTGATGGTTGACTGATACTAATAGCATGTCCACCAGGTTGATTGATACCACCACCTGCACCATACACACCATAAGATGATGGTGCATTGTTAACAAATACTGTTAGGTTAGATGATGGTTGATCGGCAACAGCAGCAGGATTTGATGTATTGGTACTTACTAGTCTACCTTTGATCTTAAGAAATTTTGATATATTTTTATTTAAGTTTGAGTTCCAATCAGCATTGATACTAGGTGTTGTAGGACTGCTTAGAGTAGTAACATTAAAGTTCTCCTCTTCTGTCAATGTGTCCTGTTCAATCACATATTCTTTTATAACTCCTCTAATATCCTGTGGTGTTATCGCACCACTAGTAGGTACACCAACATTCTCAGTAGCATCTAAAACATAAGGTAGATGTGGTGTTGATGATGATGGATATTTACCCTGACTAAAATCATATGGTGCATCAAGGTCTGTTTGTCTGTGTAATTCTGAAGCAGAAATAGATTTACTGGTATCACCTATAGCAGCACGAATTTCACCAAATGATATTTGTGTGCCAGGTGTACCAGTCAATAACTGTTGAGTTGTCTTACTCCAATTATTTGCTGCCATTTAATTTCCTCAAACTAGATTAAAAGTAGCAGATCCAATACCAGGTAGTGTGATGTAAACCTTAGTACCACTACTATCTAGTTCAATATCTATAGCGGATGTTCCTGTAGAAACATATGATCTATAATGTGTAGCAACTCCAATTCCTTGATTAGTTTTGTACTGGTGTTTGTTGAAAGTCTTATTGTACCACATATGTGCAGTACCCCATCCAATTCCTTGATTACCTACCTCATCATAAGGTTGTATAATATTTGCAACTCCTTGTTCAGCAGATAATCTATTTGCCTGATCAGTAACACCACCTATGAAACCAAGTTCTTGTACATATTGAGCAGGATCGTCACCTGTAGATAATTCAGTTTTAATACCAACCCAATTATCATTCATATCTTTGATAGAAATTGAGTTAATTGCAGTATCAAAAAATAGAGAACCTTGTGATCCAGTGTCGTTAGTTGGAACTGTATTGTTAGGATCATCATTATAGTAACTTGGTATTCTTAAGAATCCACTAGTAACAAATCCTAAGTCAAGAGTTGTGCGTGGTTTATTAGTTTCAAATCCAACACGAGCAGGACCTGCATCAGTACCACCTACACCTGTATGGTATGAATGAAATACTGTTTCTTTATATACTTCCAACATATTACCATCATCATTACCCATCATTGTACCTATACCAACACCACCTTCAAATACTGACTGACCATTGATAAAGTTACCTGCTCCATCTCTTCCATATCCAACATATAGAGCAACATTACTGTCTCTCTTACCTGAGGTAGTACCAATACCAATACCACTTGCAGGGGAATCATTGACATATATCTCAGCATCATCCCAGAGAGCTATACCCTCAGTAATACCTAAAGCACCTAGAGAAGTATTAAATCCTAGTCTAGTTAATTGAATATTACTATTTGTACCACCAGTTATATCAATATCAAAGAATGTAGATACACCAGATGTTGATTGGAAAAAGTTATTAGATGTAGTAGGACCTGTAAGATTTAATCCACCACCAGTAATTTCTCCAGTTCTGGCATTTAATCCTGTGCAACTTATAATACCTGTACCTGCCTCAATAGATGAGCAGGATACAAATCCAGTGTTGCTATTTAATAATATCGAACCGAATGTTGCTATACTTCCACCAGTATATGAGAATGTACCACTAATATCAAGATCACCAACATTAATACCACCAGTTGTAATAATACCACTCAAATTAGCAAATAATGTACCAGCAGCAGCAACTTGTGTTGATGCATCACCAAAGTTTATCTGTGATCCAAATGTAGTTGTTCCGCCAATAGAAAGATTTTGTCCGACTGTTAAATTTTTACCTGCTGACTGTACTACATTACCAGTAATTGTTGTATCATGTAACACACAACTAGATGATGTAGTAGCAGAGAGAATACCAGTTGCAATGATTTCTCCAGCAGTAACATCAGTAATATTAACCGCACCACCAAATGTACCACCGACTGATAAATTACCTGCAACTAATAAGTCACCACCAAATGTACCAGCACCTGAAAAGTCAGCAGCACCAATAACACCCATGCCTTTTCCTATAGCAGAGGATGTGGCACCTACACCTAAGAAGTTACCTACCTTAACTTCTCCTCCAAATGTAGATACACCAGTATTTCTAATGAATATACTATTAATACCTAAAGAATCTATCTTGTCTGCTTGAATATCTGGTTGTCCAGCTATCGCATATGCTACTGACGCATTTAATGCTGTAGTTGCAGTTCCACTAAATGTGGTTGCAGTCATAATACCGCCAGGACCAATACTGATACCACCTGCAGCACTCAAAGATGTAGCACTTAATGTTCCATTTGCTGAATCAAATTGTAGATTAGTTCCTGCCTTTACTTCCTTATTACCAGCAACTATTTGTCCACTTAAAACTGCTCCATCAACAAATAGAGGGAACAATAGAGTATCAGTAGACTCATCTGTTACATATACACTATTAGCTGTTGAGGCAGTACCAGCTATTGTTGATAAACCTATTAAATTTCCATCTAATTTATCAATAACAGCAGTGTCTGTTGCTGTTATGGTTGAGAATGTACCAACTTCTCCGTTTACATTACCTTGACCAGATCCACTGGCATTGACTGCAGTTATATTTTTCGCTACTAATCCTTCAAATGTACCTACACCACTAGTAGCATCAAGTTTTATAAGATCACCAACAGCAAAATCTGCCTGAGGTAGTGTTACAGATACACCAACAGGTCTGAAAGCATTGATAGTAGTACCAGCACCAGGATATGGATTAGTCCATACTGCAGTCGGTAAATTTGTTAGATTAGCACCTGAACCAGTAAATGTTAGAGCAGTTACATTACCATTAGAGTCAACAGTAAAACCAGTTGTACCAACACCAACCTGAAATGTAGCCTCAGGGACTGTAGTTCCTATACCTACTGAGTTTCCAACAGCAATATTAATATCACCATAAAATGTAGACTGTCCGACAACATTTACATCCCTAAAATTTGCTTGATTTTCAACAATCAGGTTACCACGAATGTCGAGTTCTTCTCTTGGAATGGTAGTTCCGATACCTACCAGTCCATTATTAGAGACAAGATCATTGGCATCAACCTGAATACCGTCTCTAAAATTAATGATAGTCTTATAATTGGTAGGCATTATCTTATGCTAAGGAGACCTTTTTATTATTTATCTGAGCTCAGATCATCCACCTGTTTAGAGAGATCCTTGACTGCTTCAATGAGTAGAGGAATTAATTTGTTATAATGAACACCTTTAGTTCCATCTGGTTTAGTAGATACTGCATCAGGAAGTACAGACTCAACATCCTGAGCAATAACTCCAATGTCATGTCCTGTGTAATTAGGATTACCATCCTTCCAATCAAATTCAGTACCACGAATTTGCATTACCTTAGCAAGTGGGTTATCTAAGGTAGAAATATTATCTTTCAATGTAGCATCAGATGATTGACCATAGAATGCAACGATATCATCAGTCACATGTAAAGGACCACCTGCAAATGTTACAAACCCTGCAGATGAATATACATTTTGTGAGAATGATGTAAATCCATTGAAATTAACTTTATTATCAAATACTACATCAGCAGTATATCTTGTATCAGTTGCAATCGCAACAGCAAAACCTGGTGCAGCATTAAGTACAAGATCAGATCCACATGCAGGATCAGTGGTAATTTCAGCTTTATTAGTACCAACACCAGCAATAATACAATTCAACTTAGCACCAGTGGGGAATGTACCTATAATGTTAATACTTCCACCAAGTTCTACAGTTCCACTTGTGACCATATCATCAGTGAAACTAACATCATTAGAGAATGATACAGGACCATCAAACTGAGATAATATATTTTGTTGAGGACCACCCTCAACGATAATTCTTTGACGAACAATAACTTCATCAAATACTACAGAGTTACTTGATACTGCTTCACCAGTAACACTAGGAATAGGAATATTGAATGATGTTTCTTTACCACTAGAAGAAGATATTCTCTTATTTCCAATATAGAAATCACCCTCATTATTCAAACCAGTGTAAACCACTACACCAGCAGCTCTTTCTTGTGACTGTGCTAGGTACTCTTCATCATCTGTTAGAGTTCTGTTTTGTACCTGAGGTAAACCAGTTGAGTAGTTACCTGGACCATAACCAAGATATTCAAATGTGTGACCTGATGCACGAAGTATAGATGGTCTTCGTAACTCAAGAGCCAGAGCATTTACTTTTTTAATTAATGATCCACTGACATGATCTGCTGGTAATGTACCAAGAACACCTCTAATAACATTAAGAGAATCATTACCTGCACCTACTAGTCCTTGTTCTGCTACTCTTACTATCTCTTTGTCTATTTCAATATACTCACCTAATTTAAATCTTAGATCAGTACCAATACCTGAGTTAGGAACTTGTATTTTAATAGCAGTAGAGAGGTTAGTAATTGCATCTTTTAATGTTGCAGTCTCACCAGCGTATAAGTTTTGATATCTTGAACCTATGGTTTCTTCAATCGATACAGTCTGGTTATTTGCAGCATATGTCTGTTGATATATTTTATGTCCAGCAGCATAATTAATATCATTAACAGTTGTTGTAGTAAATGTAGTAATTCCAGCTATAGTAGATACCAAAAACTCACCTACATTATTACTATTAGTATCTACGACTCTAAACTTAGATCCTTTTCTCAGTCCATGAGGTGTGGATGTAGTTATGGTTGTAATACCAGTAGTAATATCAAAATGAGTGGAAGCTATAGAAACAGCAGGAGAGTTTCTATACAAATACTGTCCTTGAATAATAAGAGGATCACCAGCAGTAATAGCTATAGCAACACTAGTCTTATTAGGTATAGATGTTATTCTGTATAATCCATCAGATGTAATTCCAATTCCAGTAATAGAAACAACATCGCCAACAGCATTTGAAATACCAGATGTAGGAACTCCAATACTTGCACTAGCAAATCCTTCAAGAGTCAATGTCTCTCCACCTTGGTATCCAGAACCAGGTGCAAATACTTCAAATCCAGTAATTGAAGTAGATCCAAGACCAACTGTTACAGTTGCAGTCGCACCATTCCAATTACCACCATCTAGTAATCTAGTATTATATTCTGTTGTTACAGCATATCCTACACCAGTTACGAGATTTTCATGAGTGATAAGTCCATTGAAGTTATGTTGATTATCAAATGTAATAGTACATACACCAGCAGATACAGGAGTAACAGATGAAATACCATAACCGATATTAAATGTCTTATTAAACTTATCAAGAGTTTCTCTTGTTAGAGAATTCTGTTGGTCATTGATATCAACTTTTCCTACTGGTTCTCTACGAGCAAATGATACAGCAGCAGGAGAATTTTCTACAATATTATCTCTATCTTGTTGTGGATACAGATAAGTAACATTTTGTCTATAATTTTTATAATCAAATTCTTGAGGTGGAGCATAGTCACAACTCAATACATCTAAGATGTATACACCATCATTTGCTCCAGAAACATAAGGTTCTACAGTATTGACACGATAAACAGTAAAGTTCTTCTTGTTATCACTAATAGAAAATCTTGGTTGGAATAGATTTCTACTGTTAGTGGTATCTACAAAGTTACCTGTATTTCTCTCAACACCATTAATATCAGTGGTGCTATGTGCAAACTGATAAGCATCAATAAGAGCAGTTACTGTGAACAATCCATTATATCCTATACCATCAGTACCACTAGGATTGTTAGAATCCTGAACATCTACAACTTTAACAATGTCACCAACCTCTACATTGTGAGGTTTCTCAGTTCTAACAGTTACTACACTAGATGTCTCACTAACAAATGCAATGAAATTCTGATTTCTTCCATAATTATTATCATTGAGAGTTATAGTAGTGGCAGCAGCATCAGAAGTTTTTGCATATCCTACTAAAGAAGAACTTTGGAATACAAATCCGTCAACTGGATCTCTAGAGTTAGTTGCTTCTTTTGGTATAACATAACGAATCTTATAAAGTTTATCTTCAATAGATCTTTTATCCTCAAATCTTTTAATCTGTGCTATGTTTGTACCAGTAACACCTATTAAATTGAAATTATTTCTGATCTGTGGATAGATTTCGTTATCAGTATCAACATGAATAAACCATCTACTTTGAGAAGAATCCCATTGTATTGGATGTCCAAGATCATTACTCTCTTTATCAGATACTCTACTCTCGATTCTTAATGAACTACCACCATATATTTCAATGGGAACATCATTAATAGCATTTGAGAATGTAGATGCAATCTTAATACTAGTAGGAGATACTACAATAGCATAATATATCTTATTGAATTCAATATTTTCAGGTAGATCACCATCATCACTGAAAATTCTTATCTTTTCACCAGTGATTAGACCAATAGTATCAACTGTTAACTCAAAGAATGTATTAGGTACACCTGCAGCAGTTTTTTTAGCACCAGATTGATTACCAACTGCAGCAGTATTAATACCAGATGTCTCTATCTTGTTCTCAAGCATCAAGACATTAGCAGTATAATCTGTTGCTCCTATGGCTACATGTATTTTTTCATCATGTCTAGCACCAACTCTATATCCTTGAGATAAACTTAAAGGGGGATCATCTTCCTTATCAAAGGAGAAGATGTACAAATGACTTGATAATCCTACTTGTTTAGTCTTATCGACATCTAACTGATAGAAACTAACACTATCAGTTTTTGCCTCAGATGTATCTACAGTCTGTGGTGTGGTAATATGTGTAACATATCCTTGGTCATCCCTTGGGAATGCATCAGGTCTAAATCCTTCACCAATTAAAGCAAACTGTCCAAAGTTGGAGTTAGAGTTAGTAATAGATGCGTCAGCACCACTTTGTCCTAAGAAATGAGCATTGTAACCAATAGCAAACACAGAAACTATCTGTACAACAGCATTGTTTTTAATAGTAACATGAGCTTGCTCCCATCCTTTACGATATATTGCTCCACTATCTAAGTGATAAACAGTTGCTGCATTAGTTGATGATGATTGAGCACTCAAATCAGCACCAATTACCTTCTGATATGCTATTCCTTCATATAATCTAGACTCTCTATTATATTTTACAAATGCTCTGTCATCTTTTTGTAGTGATATACCAGTGAACTGAGCAACAACCATTGATCTAAATCCAGTTGCCTTTGCACCATCAGTTATCATACCTTGCATACCATACACTGATCTTAGTGAGAGGTTAAAGATATATGGTGATGCACCTGTTACCGTATCAGCTTCGATAGTTGCTACCGCATTAGCAATATTTGATGGTGTTGCTGGTAAATTATTAGGGAATGTTGATAGAGTATATGTGAATGTAGTAGGATCTACTATAGATTGTACAATAGTAGAAATATTATACTGTGATACATTAACACCACTAATTTTTATAGGAGTCCCTTCACTCAATCTATGTGGTTGTTGTGTTGTTACTGTTACTTGTGATGTAGCAGTGCTACCATCACCTGATATAATACTTGCAATTTGTATTGGATCGTTTCCTAACGCACCAACAATTTCATACTCTGGTCTGACTGTATCAAAATCTCCTTCATTCTCTGGCCATTCATATGTAACAGCACGACCTGTTGGTTCTTGATAAGCATAACTTAACTTGTAATAATACATGCTAAGGTCTGTCCTATCATATCCCTTAACATCATTAACACCATCAGCATACTCAAAGCATGTTAATTTATGATGAGAAAATATTGGGAATGATCTATTATCTTCATTGAACTGTTGGTGATCAGTATATACCAAACGATCACCTTTTCCGTCAAATATTGAGAACTGCCAGAAATAACAAGCACCAGTTATTCTGAATAATGATGCAGTAGGAACATCATCATCTGTAGGGTTAGGTACATACAGAGGATATATTTTAGTTTTTCTTAAATCAAGACCAACAATAGAAGTACCACGAGGAACTATACATCCACCATATACTGAGTTAAATCTATAAAGTATATTATTTTCTACAGTAAGATCAAATTCTGCTGATAAATTTAAACTAAATTCAGCACTAGCAAGTGTCTGAGCACCTAGAGGAGAGACACCAACTGCTCTTGAGGGGTCACTAGGATCTTTTTTAATAGCAAATCCTGGTCTGTTGTCTATAAAATGATCACCAGGAAATAGTAATATAGTTGTCTTATCGTTTATATCGTTATCGAATCCAGTTTGATATGAAAATCGAGCAGACTCTAGTAATGCCCTTTGAATAGTCCTAAAAGGTTTCGTCAAGGAATTACCTTGATTGGTTATACTGTCTGTAGCATCCAAATCATTTGGATTAACATAGAGAATCTTACCCTCAGTATTCTTTATAAAGTTCTCTAGCTTATTAAGTGGCATCTCTAAAGTTCAAGAAAGTACTTGCTTCAGTTATTTAGCCAAGGATAAATACATCAAGCATGATAAATAAATGGATTTTCAAAAAGTAACTACAGGAGTAACAGCAGCAGCAGTTGTAGGAACTGGTGCAGTTGTTGGTGGTGGTCAAGTTATTGACAATATGAATAATGGACCTGCTAAGAGACAAGAGGCACAATTAGAAGAGATTAGAAAAGTTGTTAGAGAAGAAATTTATAAACAACTGGTAGATAATTGGCCGAAGTCATCTGGTCCTGTCAAAGGATTGAAACCACCTGTAGACTACAAAAATCAAATTCCAACTCAATGAATAAATCATTATTATGGAACCATTTGAAATACCAAATATAGAAACTGAAGGTGTTAATATACCTAATATCCAGATTAATGGAACTGAGATTCGATTGATTCCTAATTCTGGTGTAAGAGGTATTGGTAATAATTATGTACAAGATAATAGAGTGTGGTTAATTACACCACCACAATCTATACCAATAACAATTCCTGTTACTGAAACAATAGGAACTCCTATTGTTGATATGCCTGGTTGCGTAAAAGTCCATAAAGAAAACGCAAAAAATCCACAAAACAAAAACAAAATGTTAGTGGATAACGATCCTAAAGGAAATGTAGTATTATGTGATGGTGGTATGCCATACTATGACCCACCTGATTATGATGCTAGAGATTTAACTTGGCAAACTATAACCACTGAAGAACCTGAAGCTGAAGGTGTAGATACTGGAGATCCACCTCCACCTGATATAGACACTCCACAACCGCCTGTAACACCTCCAACTGATAAAGAAGTAGAATGTCCTCCTATCAATGGAAGACGAGTTGGAGACCTAAATCAAGAGGGTACAGAGAGAGTAACTGGTCATAAATTAACACCTGATGGGTTAATCTGTGAGACATTGTGGGAAGATGTTCCAACATTGCAACAGTATGTACCGTCAGTATCTGTAGTATCAACTACCGCAGCTATAGCTACTGTGGCAACTGCGTCTGCCCTATTTGCCAAACCCCTAGCAGATTTGCTCCTGAGGGTGGTGAAACCTGTAGTGAAGAAAGCTCTTGGGAAGGTTCAGACGATTCTTGGGAAGACTCCTCAACGGGCTTCGAGATCCGATAGGATTCGGGATCGTTATCGGGAGAAGAAAGGGTTACCTCCTCTGAAGGTGAAGAAGAAGTAGGTGGTGTCCACTTAGGTTGTGGTATTTCATGTTGATGTGGTATTATCTGACCACCAGGTGATGTTACAACTACATCAGCACAAATACTATGATACGGCGATGCAGGGTGGAAAAATATACCAGATTTTTTTAGCTCACCACAGTTTTTTAATCTTGCGATCTCGAAATCTAATCTTTTGTTAGAAACTAATTGAGTTTGCATTGCTATTTGTTGCTCAGCTGCCTGTTGACATAACTCCTTCATTTTCTTATTCAATGGTACTGATAGAGTAGCAGATATACCAATATTAAATGATTGGTTTGCTCTCATATCAGTCCTTATAGGTTTATACCATATTGGATCTAAAGTATTATTAGTTACAGCATCAGGTACACCGTCTCCTGCAGGTACTTCAACCTCTATTTGCATATCAGCACCATCAGCAAACCATCTAGTACCATCATCCTTAGTGCGGTTATCGTACCATGTCTCCCAAGGATAATTTTGAACTGTTATTGTTTGAGTGACTGTTCTACCAGATATATCTGTTAAATTATATTGTGGTTCGTTATAAAAATCTTCCCAAGGATGCTTTCTGCTATCAGCAAACTGCATGTATGGTGTCATATTGAGAGTCGTACTCTGACACGATACACCATTACCGTAGGTGTTAGTTACATATGGACCTTGTAAAACTTGTATTGCCTGGTTGGTCACTGAGCCTGAAGAATTGGCAATAGGGTTGGCAGTAGCACTAACACCACCAACACCTTCAGCTAAGGCTTTCATTGGTAACAAATAGTTAACGCCCAAAAGCGTTGCTATCACTGGGTAAATGTACTTGTTGTATCTGTTACGCTTTGTATAGTTGTTACTCTTTGTATTATTGTCTGATTCGTCATACCAGGTCCTTGATAACTCTGAGTGAATTGGAAGGCTGCACCTGGCGTTGTTAGGGTGAAGTTGTTTGTTTGAGAGAAGTCTAAACTGTCGAAGGAAGAAGTTACGCTGCCTGTTACTGCTGCGTCTCCTGACCCTACGGTTGGGTTGACCGTTACTGTCGATGTTGATGTTGGTGGGTTTAATGGCTGACCATTGTTGTCTATGCCTACCCCAGTCACTGAGTATTCCCATCCTGTCCTATAATCAATGGAATTTATGGTTTCCGTTACTGTAGATTCAGTTTCGGTATGGCTCGTCATAGAGCCTTGCTGAAAATTGGGGACCACTGGCACTGCTCTTGCAGTTCCAGTACTACCTAACAATACTAATATAGTTATAAGCCTTTTCATGACCTATTTTATCGTACGGTGACCTCTGTTACGAACTGAGTCGTAGCTGAAGTATTAGCTCCACCAGGTGCCACATTACTAAAAGCATGTGAACTAGATGTTGTACCAGCTAGATTACCAACTGTTCCTCCTGCTGTACTGACAACATTACCAAAATTAGCAGTCTCACCAACTGTTACAGCACCTGTAGGAACTGCATCGGCTTGAGTGTAGGCTTGGCTAAAGCTGAAAGTTGCACCAGGAACATCCTGAGTTGCTGAAATTGTACCAGGAGCATATACACCTGATGTTATAGTTCCAGCAGAAATAGTATTAGCAGTAGTACCATCAGTGGTATCAACACCACTACCAGAAATCGAGAAAGATGACCCAATTCTCTCAGCCGAAGTATGGGCTCCTCCTACGCTCAACTGCACACTGGATGCATATCGAGTTGTAATATCGGCTCTCGCTGCAAGCGGAGCACTCATCAATAACATTATTAAAGGGATAAACCTTTTCATTAGAATTAGTGCTTTAAGCCTCTCTATTTAGGCATTTTTACTTTGTCATTTCTGATACAACCTACCACCTATATCATTGTAGACATCAGATAGTTTTGTACGCACTGGTGGTTCAAAGTCATATGTAAAATATTGACGACCTCTTCTAGGCACTTGAGTCTGCCATCCCTGACTATTAATCCACCCACTCTCACTAGATGTAGTGTATTTGTCCACTTCATCCTCATTTCCATCCCATAACCAATCAGTACAAGCATCAACAGTAAATATAGGAACCATACAATTCCATGCTGCCATTCTAAGGTAAGCATCATGCCATTTCTCAAATACTAACCATGATGGATTACTTGGATCGGTTTTCCCACCATTAGTTGCATGTAATATTACATCAAGAATTCCTAGTTCTTTGTATAGTGTAGTAATAGGTTTAGTAGATGCCTCTGCATATCCCCACATATCATTACATATCAATCCAGCACCAAGACATTGTTTCTCATCATCTTTAACAAGATCAATAATAGTAAATGAATCTACTTCTGGATCTCTGCCAAGAGCAGTTTCCATATCAACGCAAAGAGTCTTGTATGTAGCACCTCTTAGTATACCATCAGAATCATAATGTCTGATTTCATTTCTATTGATTATACCTTTCTCTTCTGGTTCTACAAAATTGGTTCCTAAGTGTAAATATATTCCTGCTGCTTTTTGAGCATCTTCTATCTCTTTTAATCCATCTTTAATTTCATCTATATGGGTAATCCACTCACGATCCCATCCTGATAAAGCAGCTTCTGGTGTTAAAAGATGATCTACTTTGTTTTCTTTTGCCCAGTCAATTGCTTTTAAAATTTCTTTTTTGTTAGCTTGTATGTTAGTTCCTACAGGAATTTGAGCACCACCAAATCTAATCATAACCGTAATAATTAAAATTAATAACTTGTCTGTAAGAGTCGGAAGATGTAGTACCGCTATGCTTAGTATCTCTAGGAAAAATTACTATGCGATTAGCAACACTTTTCACCTTATAACCATCCTCAAAGTATGTATAACCGTTGCAATCATTGATATAATAGACAGCAGTGTAATCACCGAAACTCCCATCACGATGTAAATCTTGTTCTATAATTCTTGTATTCTTGGGTGAAAAATTTGCTTTAATTCTAACCCAAGATTGTACTTTTAACCTAGGGGCAAAAATATCAGCAATCTCTGGAGTAAGACAAACCTCATTATGAAATCCACCCTCTGCCCATATAGGACTTACCATCTGATATTTGTCAGGATCATCATGATCTAACGGACTAACAACGACATCATTATAAAACCAAGGAAGAACATTCTGGAGTAAATCTACTACTCTTTCATGATCTTTCTTGGGTAGAAAGTCATCAACTACCTTCATTATTATTTGTTCTATACATCCTTTCTAACACTTCATCTAATTCAGACTTGTGAAAGATAGGTTCGTCAGCACCTACAATACCATTTTGTAATGGCCAAACAAATCCATCTGCTGTGATGGTAAAATAATCCTCAGGATGTTCTTCAACATCTATACGAGGATGATCGTCTCTAGACATTTTTCTGTACCGATTTCCAGTCTTCATCAAACAACTGTAATCCTTTATCAGTTAGTACATGATTATACATCTTGTCAAATACTGCAGGTGGCATTGTAACCACATGAGCACCATTAGCAAATGATTGAGATACGCTATTTACATATCTAATCGAAGCAGAAAGGATTTCTGTGCATTTTACATTTTGAATATTATATATGTTAGATATTCTTTTGATTAAGTCTAATCCAGCAATTGAATTATCATCAAGTCTACCAACGAAAGGAGATACATATCTTGCTCCTGCTTTTGCTGCTAATATTGCTTGTGCTTCATCAAATATTAATGTGACATTGACCGCTATTAATTGTCTAGATAACTCTTTACATACAGCAAGACCATCAGGTGTACAAGGAACTTTGATAGTTGCTTGCTTACCAAATTTTTTAGAAAGTCTTAGACCCTCTTCCCACATTTCTTTTCTATTACCAACGACCTCCATACTAATATCTTCTATCCCCAAGTCTATGAGTTCTTGATACACATCTTCTGGATTACGACCACTCTTCATAATAAGAGTTGGATTTGTAGTTATACCATCAATAAGTCCAGTAGCGTAATACTTAGTAATTGTTGCTGTATCAGCAGTATCTAAAAAGATTTTCATGCGTGTAACCCCATAGCGATTTTTATAAATTGGAACTGAGGATCAAACCCCATAATAATTTTACTAATTCCTATTGATAATAGGAATGAAAAACAAATTACTACATCCCACATTTTGTTCTTTATATAGAACGGTAAGGCAAGTAGTTCAAAGACTACATTAAGCATAGCACCAAAAAGAGTGCTTACATGCAATGTAACAAAATATCCTAATATTATACCATATGTCCCTATCATTCTAGCGACAACAATTAGTCTATCTGTCTTCATCTACTAATATTTCTGTATATACGATTTCATCTTCATCTAGTGTTGTTCTAACAAAATTCAACACATTCATAAATTCTGTGAAAGTTTCACTTTCAAGTATCCTTCTATCTCCCTTACTAGAGACGCAACATACTCTACGAGAGCATACATCTACAACAACTTTTTCAACGAATTCTTCGGTCATAATAAATCACATGATAAAAAGGAGGGAGGTTGGATTCCTGTGTACCAACAAAGAATGGGCATTACTACAGTAGTAAAAACATTCTTGCCTGAGACCCGATTGGTTGATCGGTTCTCCTTTCGGAGCAGCACCACCTGTGTCTCATCACCTTAACCAGCAGTTGCCAGTAAGTTTATTCAGTCACTCCCATGTTGCGTCCAACTCTTTTATAATAGCAGACTCCTCACACTGTGTCAACCCCCTATGATAATTAACATGCATTGTCTCTACAAATATAAAAAATCCGATCAACATGACATTGATCAGAACAAGTGGATTCTTAAGTAAACGAAGCATTACTATGAGACTGTTAACACCCTATCTGTAGGTAAGAGTGCATTACCTGTAGTTCCTGTTAATTTAGTTCCAGATATAGTAAATGTCTGACCACCTATTTTTATTTTTAAAGTTCCTTGTACCTCTAACGATCCTTCTACAATTACATCACCAGTTATGGTAGCTTTACCAGATACATTTAGATTACCATCAACATTGAGATCACCCTCAAATTTTGTATCAGAAAGAAAACTAGTCTCATCAGGAAATTCAACTGAACCACCTAGTACAGTTTTTTCTGTGCCATCTTTGGATTTAGTATATCCCATAATTAACTAAACAATCCTCCTAATTCTTTAGAAATTTTTCCACCTGCAGCACCACCAAGTCCAGTACTGGATAATACAGAATCAGCAAGATATCCACCAAATCCACCAGTAGCAGCAGATGCAAATGCAGCTTCACCTGTAGCTAATATAGTCTTTGAGGCATCAGCACCAAACGCTGCTTGAAGAACATTGTTAGGAACATAAGAACCTGCAAACATATTAAGACCAAAAGATTTATGAATTAAGTTACCTCTTTTTCCTGATGCAGAACAAGTATTTCCTTTTAAATGAACCCTACCAGATCCTGCAGTAATATTAACATTTCTTCCTCCGTTTAAATCAAGGTCTTGAGTTGCTTTAACCATAACATTTTTACCTGAGCAACTTAATAAGCCATTATCAGCATTAACAGTAACATTACCAGCAGCAGCACTTACTCTAATATCAATTTTGCCAGGTGTATTCTTATCACCAGCTCTAACTTCTAATGTTCTGTCAGCATAAATTCTAGACAACCCACCTTGAGTATGATCTATTAAAAATACATCATCATTATCATTTGTAGCATATATTTTAAAAACTTCTGCACCAGAAGCACCAACTTGAGGATGTCCACTATCAATCCTGAAATGTGGACCTCTACAGTCAATAACTCTTCTAGCGTAATTTTTCTTTTGTTCAGACATTAGATACAGTCGATTGCGGATATAATACCAACTTGAGTATCGGTAATTTCACCAAACAGAGGTTTTAATCTAGCACCGATACCAGTTTTACTCTTAACTATAAGAGTAGGAAGTGTCTCATCAAACCTCAATATATTTAGAACCTTAACAGCAGTTATAGTTCCATTTTCTACGACAGTTTCGTATATAGGTGTAGTTTTACCAAATCCAGGTGAAGTAACAACAGAGTCTAGTGGAGCTCCTTCAACACCAGTAACAACAACTGGAGGAACCTCTGTGAATGCATTACCAGATGTACTAATACCAGGAAGTATAATAGGATCTGTTGGTAGATATCCTCGTCCACCAGCTTCTACTTGAATCGTAGTAATTCCTAAGTTTGATTGTGTATCTTCATCTAACTGTGCAGGATAATTTTCTCCAGTAGATTCCATAATAATAGCTTTTATACCACCCTCATCATTGAGAATAGCATGACCAACAGCACCATATCCTATATTACATTTGTCTCTAAAATTAACTATAGGAGGATAACGATATCCAGAACCAGCATTGTTTATTTTAGCACCTAAAATACTTGCAGTTCGTTGTACTCCACCAACTAACTTTCTTAATCCAGGTGTATTGTCTATAAAATTACCAAGGATAGGTTTAGCAACACCACCAGATCCACCACCACCATATATTTCAATATAAGGTCCTGTACAATTACTCTTTTCACCACCATAACAACCACCAGGAATCGTACCACTACCACTATCTTCTAATAAACTACCATCACCAAATATATCCCACTTACCCCATTTCTTTTCAAAAGCATTAGTCATATCAGCAGCACCCCTAGATATATTCATTGCATTTATAACATATGAAAAAGGATCGTCTCCTTTCTCTTCACTAGTACCACCGACAACATATTGCTTATCTGCAGGGCACTTACCTTTGTTAGTCTGATTACAATCAAGGAATGCAGCAACATCCTCAAGGTTACCAGCAGCACTTAATAAGAAATCTGCAACCTTAAATCCTGGTGCGACAATTTTTGCTACTGCAGATAAAGGTCCTGACATTAAACTATCAATTCTATCTGTAATTACATTTAAAAATGCCCCAGTAAACTGAGCACCCATACATCCAGCATAGTCTCTTCCTTCATCTATAAATCCTTTCAATAAATCTTCAATCGTACCACCTAATCCTTCAACTACTTTATTGGCAACGCAACCAATTGATTCTTGTAAAAATGATGTAGGAGGAACCATAGCAGTTTGTGCTGCAACTCCTGCTCTATGGGCAGCATTACTAGATTTTGTTACTGCAAATACTATTCGGTAGACTCGTTTATATAATTTTTCTAATCCTTGAGAACCAACACTCTCTAGTTTATCAAAGAGTTTGGTAAACATAGTACCAACAAATTTATTTGCTTGCAGTTCAATCAGATCAGAAGCAGATTTAAGTTCAAGGTCTAAACTAGATCCAGCTAAAGATAACTGCTGAATTTTCAATCCCAAATTCTCAACAGTATTTGCCATCTCTGAGATAGGATTACTCTTACAAGTATCAGCAACCATTACCTTAACACCAGTACCTACTGCATCTGTTAAAGAAGAGTCAGTAGAACTACTTGGTGGTGGTTGTGACTTTTTATTATTTTCGTTTGTTTCACTCGTAGGGTTTCTAGCATTAGTAGGTGTATACTCAGTTAATCCTGTAAAAGGAGAAAATGGTGTACTATAGTCATCATTATTTACTAGCGATGTTCTACCAAAATGTCCAATAATTAATGGAAGTTGAGCAGCATCACCATCTAAGAAAAATCCAAATACAGTATCACCCTGTTGTAATTTAACTGAGTTAGCAAATTGTGCTCCACCACTACCAGCAGTTGTAGGAAGTAAAACTTGTGCATATGGAAGATCTTCGTTAGAGATATCCTCATTAAAAGGATGATATCCCATAATCCTTACTTTGACTCTATTTCCTACTCCCTCTCCAATTGCTAATTGATCTTCCTGTGCATCAAGAGGAGGTATCTGACCGACCCACCAACGGAATCCGTCTCTACCTAAAAATTGACTATTACCTAAAATCGATGCGTCTATCATTAGTCGTCGTATACTCTACATTCAAATGAATCAGGATGATTATCACAATATATCTCTAGATGCTTATCTTCATGACGAGTGTGCCAATCATTAATCTTACCATCATTAGGTACTACTTCATCTTCTGTGTGATCATGGAATGCATCATTATGCATCTTGAGGTCTGCTTCAGTATATTCTATTATACCATGATTTACATGTTCTTTTCCATCTTTAGGATCAATATTTGCATGGTTTAAATCTTGATTTGGAATTTTAGTAGTCATAGTTATTGTTGTGGGTAAAGACCGTGTGAATCTCTAACGACTTTTAATGCTGTATAAGATGAGTTAGGTAGGAATAAATGAGTGAGATCCTTTATAATATATATTCCACTCATCCTATCGTCCATCACAGTTTCTTCATCAGTTGTCTTAGGGAAGAATACCATTATAGCATCACCAGCAACTAAATTGGTGTTAGTGGGTACTGTCAAAGTTAATTGTGTGTTGAATAGCATACCATATCTTGTAATAGCCTGTGATGTGCTATCAACAGGATCATAATTAACATCTGTAGATATACCAACTTCTAAGGTTCCTACATCATATACTGAAGTAATGATTCTAGAAGCCATCATGTTGGCTGGAATGTTTTCTGGATCAGCAACCTTAGGTTCTTCCTCTTCAGGAACTCCTAAACTTGATGCTGGTTTTTCTCTAAATACAGAATTTTGTGGTTGAGTAAACTCAAAAGTAACTGGATTAAAAAATATTCTATATGTAGATTTAACACCACTATTCAAATCAGTAAGAACATCAGAATCTTCTCTAACTGAAAATGCTAAAATTTTTGTAGCATTTTGAAGGGAATCTTCAAGAGAAGGATCTACTGTTTGAGAATAATAATATTTTTGTAAGTTATCTTTTCCCTCTACTGCTTTTTTTATCATATCTTCAACTGATCTAAAATGAAATCCTTTTCTAGTTTGCCAAAAGAAAAATCCAGCACTCCTACTTGTTGCTCCTACAGGAATTGCTTTAGATGCTAACCATAATATAAGTGTAAAAGGTTTTCTTAAATTACCAATAAAATTATAAATGTTTTCAGTTTCCTCAAATGGTTCTTGTTTTAAAGGTTCTACTAACTTAACAATTTCACCAATGCTCTTATCTATAGTTTGTCCGTAGAATTTTCTAGTTACTCTACTTTGTTCATTGCTAAGAGCTTCTCTAGAAACAAGATGTAAAGTAAAAACTTCAGTTGCTTTGTCAGATACAACATCAGTTACTTTATTGACATACAAAACACTCTCAAGATGTTCTTCTTGTTCTGCCTCTGCCTCAACAGGAGTCTTTATTTTAAAATATACTCTTTCTCCACCACGAATAGGTAAACCATTATATAATGATTGACCATCAATAGTATTACCTGTATTAACTACCTCTACTTTAGCAGTACACATTGGAGACATTAAAGTCTCAAAATACTGCAATCTAGTAACACCACCAATTAAACTAACAGTTTTTTCACCGTTAGACGAAGTTATAGTGATTTCTTCAAAGGTAGAAGCAGCAGTTGGTGATATTGCCATTATACAAAGTGTCTATTGAACTGATTAATTTTCTTTATTGGGTTTGTTGAAATTTCAACGACTGCAGTTGTACCCTCTTCACTACCACTAGAAATTACTTTTGTTCCATTTTTATTTATTCCGCTTTGGGAGGTATCAACAGGAACAACAATAGTTTTACCGCCAGTTGGTGATATTAGATTCATCTCATCATTGGGATATCTAGCTTTTATTGACTTTATAAAGTCTGCGGGACCCTCAACTTGTAAAGAAGTTGTATTGACATTAAATTTATCATGAAGAACTATCTCAAGTGCTTGATATTCATGTTCTTCATCAAAATTTAAGTCAGGATGTTTATTATGAAGTTCTAGAAATCTTGTTTTTGCTTCTTCTTTGGTTAGTCCATCAACTCCTATACCTGGTGGTGAAAATTTCATACTCATACCAGGTTTGTGATATACTACTTCTTTTGGTTGTTCTTCCCCATTTTCTGTGCCTGAGTTATTAGTGCTGACAAAATTAACTCCTCCATTATTCTGTAAAGAGAGATCTTTATTCTCATTTGTGTTGGTTCCCTCTAAATTTACATTATCATCAAGTTTTTCAAGATCAGTATTGATTTCTTCTTCTCCTTCACCAGTACTATCATCACCATATTGATTAGTACCAAAAAATTCAGAAGGACTTAATTCGTTTCTATCAATTTGGTTACTTAATATTTGTGACTCTTTAGAATCACCAATATTCTCATTTTCATACAACTTATCAACCTCTGCTTCATATTGTTGTTGTGTTATTTTTCCCGAATCTCTTTGCTCTTGTAAAGCTTTTATTTCATTAACTCTTGCATTAGATTCTTCAACAACCTCTTGATCAGATTTTGGTAAACCATCAACTATCCTTTCACCTTCTCTTTTTGCTTCTTCTATATCTTTTTTAATTCTTTCTTGATCTGCATTCCAATCTTTTTCTAATGTCTCAGCAACTTTTTTACCCTCTTCCATCTGTTTCTCAATCTCATCTTTCTTCTCTTCAAACCCAAACATTTCTTTTATATTGGATATCCATTCTTTAACTGTGTTTATAATTACATCACTAACTTCTGTTACTTTATCAACAAAATTATCTACCCAATCTTTTACACTTTGTAACCACTCAACAATTTTTTTTACTTCTTCAATAATTTTTGGTAAATTAACAACAAGAAATCCAACTAATAATGCACCAGCAGCACCAAATAGTCTTTCCACGAAAGATTTACCTGCAGCTGCAACAGCTGTTACTCCTTTTCCCATAAAATTTTTCTTCTTCTTTGCTTCAATCATTTTCTCTGCATCTGCCTTCTTTTTCCTCGCAAACATTCTTCGGAGAAATCCTTGTTTCTTCTTAGATGCGGCTTTATCTCTTTTAACTTCCTTTCCTAAAGATTTACGAATACCTTGAGTTGTCTCTCTGATAGCAAGAATGCCAGCACCAATTTCTAGTGCTTGATCCTTAGTAGGCATTAAAGTTGCCATTAGTCATAGACTCCATAATTACTTTGAGCCAAATCTCTATAAAAATTATCATTATCAAAAATTGAAAAAGCTGGTAAATCTGTTTCAGCAAAGAAACTAGTGGAAGTTATATCAGAATCAACATTAGCATCATCCTGACTAATATCAAATGGAACTATATTGAATTTCTCATTAAAAGCATCATAATCGCTAATTTGATTTGCTAATGACAAATTTTCATTCGTAAAAGCATTAGCACTTGAGGAAATATCTAGATCAGAATTTTCATTATTTTGAGAAAGAGAATTAGTATCTTCACCCATTAATACTGGATTTCCTTCTGGCATTCTTTCTATGTCTTCAACAAGATCTGTATTCATTTCACCTAGATTATTAAAAGTATTGATTGCTAATTTTCTTAATCCTGGTGTAAGACCTTCTTTAACTTGAACTGCATCTAGAATAGGACCTGGCATTACCATTTTACCCCACCAATCAGCATTATAAAGTAAATTACCCATATCATTTTTTCTTAAAATAGCATCTAGATAATTTTTACCATCATTTGACATCTTCTTTCTTGATGCTTTAACAGCATCGAGATACTTAATCATATTATCCTTGTGAAGTTGTTGCTCAACCATCATTGCATCAATTTTTGTCATTATATTATCAGGTACCTCTTCAAAGGTTCTTGCACCATCCATTAATGCAGTTATTTCCTGTGCTAGTGAATAAAACTTAGACCATTCACTTCTAAAATTTTCAATGAGTTTTGGAATAGTATTGAATAACTGCGTATCCTTTTCAGACATATTTTTAGGATCCCATTGATCCCAATTACCAGTATGAGACATCCTGAGTCTATTATTATAAGCCATTAATAATTTTGCATTATCATTGGTCATGCTCATAATTGCGAGTTCAGCATCATTTTTCATCTCACCAGTTTTTTCATTTACCAAACTTGGATCTGCTTGAAGTAAATTATCAATTCGGTTTCTCTCATTTATTCGGTATTGTTCCATACCAACTTCTTGAATTTCTGCAATTGCTTCTTGGTTAATAGGAGCGTAAGATCCAATACCTTCTCCATCAGGACCATATTCACCTTTTAAAAACTTATAAAGTTCTGTTCCTGTATATGCTATACCTACAGCAGCAATAATTCCTAACCAAACATAAGGATTTCCTAGTAATGCTAACACTCCTTTAAATGCTCCACCCACTCCAATACTACCTATTACAGTTCCTATTGCAGATGAAATAAGTGGTAATCCAACATTAATTGCAAGAAATACTCCAGCAGCTACACCTAATATTGTTTTAATATCTTTTTCTAATTGCTCAAGAATACTTTTATCTCCCTCCATCCAAGCTTCTATACCTTTTAGACCTTTCACAGCAATCGTACCTAAACCCAATGCACCAAGCACTTTGACTAGTCGTTCAAATATACCTGCCGTAGTGTCCTTCATCTTCTGTATCGGTTTTAGTACTGCATTAGTTAAAACCCCTTCAAGTGCTTTTTCTGCCCCAGATTTTTGCCTTGCATCTTCGTCTCTCTGTTGTTTTTTTAATTCTGCATCATCTTCTTTTTTCTCATTTAATGCTTGTGTTTGCAGTAAATCAGCAATTGCTCCTAAATTCTTATGAATCGCAAAAAGATTTTTACTAAGTCCTATAAATGCTTTTGAATCCTCCTTAGAATTTCCAGCAAAATCCCTATCAGTAGATGCTCGTTGTCTATCAGTTCTACTAGATTTTGGAAATACTTTACTTGCTTGTACCGACATTAGCCTCTAGCTTGTTGGTTTTTTAGATTTTCTTCTTCAATATATTGTTGGAGGAGATTAATGTATATATCTCGTTCCCACGGAATCATGTTTTCGATATCACTCAAACTGTATTTATGATGCTGCATCAAGGCGAAATTAATTTTATAAAACGCCACGATATCTTGGTGCAACATCGCTAACTGAAAAAAGCTGCTAAACCCTCCAACTTTACATCGCTCTCCATCTTTGTATTGGGATTAGTAATTGTAACAGTATGCTCTAATTTAGGCATGGTATTGAAAAACTTTTCTACCTGCTTAAATGCATTTGATGGCAATGTCTCTACAAATGCAACCCATTCTTTTTTAGAATGATCTTTTGCAGACCATGTTTCTTCATCTGTATAAATCATGTCTATACAAGAAGCAATAACATCAAATGATGCAGTTACTTGATCTTTTTCTCCAAAATTTTGATTAACAAACTCAGTAAGAGAAGGATATCTCATCCTAAGAGTTAACTTTTCATCTAATTTAATATCTTTACTATGCTCTGGATCAATCTTAACTTGTATTTCATCAATACTTACTGTTACAGGAACTTTAGTTTGACCATCATCAGGGCAAGTTGCCATGACCTCAATAGTTTCACCAATAGATTTACCACGAACATGAAGAAATAGATATTCAATGTCAAATGTGGATAATTTATCTACTCTAATTCCACGAGTATTGATACATGCAGATAGAACATCTTTAATTGCTCTACCAACTTGATCCATATTATCACTTTCCATTGCCATGATAAGAACTTTTTCTTCTTTGACTAGGAAAGGTCTATATGTAATTTTTTTACCCGACGAAGGAATAGTTAATGTATAGGTCGGGGTAACAATTTTAGGTAATGGCATCAGTATTTCCTCTAAGTACTCCGCAGAAGTAAGCAACTGCAGATTTAAACGCATTACCATCCAATTCATCAAACATGAACATATTTAAACGAAATGCGTAATTTGCTTCAGTAACGATAGCAGACACTTGTGATTGTGTCACAGGCATCTTATTTAGTGTAGCACGATATGTGTTTTTAAATTCTTTTTTGTTCTCTATATCAGGAAACTCATAGAAGTCTAGACCTCCATCAGTTAACTTTAATGCTTTCTCTGCAATATTCTTAAGAATCTGTCCACCAGATAGATCTCCAAGATACCTTGTATAATGATGTCCTATGAGAAGTTCTGGTTCTTCATGGGCAACCTTTCCAATACGATCAATGTATTGTTGACATGCTTTTGAAGGATAAATGTTATCTCTCCAGTCAGCACCAAAGAAGTATTCACAGTCCTTTGCTAATGCATCATGACGGTAAAGTTCTTTAATATCTAAAGATCCAACGAGAGGATCATCTTTTAATCTTCTAACCTCTGACTCTATAGTGTGGTATATGAAATAATAGTTAGCAACAAGTTGTCTATATTTTTCTTTGTTTACTACACCACGAAGAAAGGAAGAAACAAACTTAGTATTCTCTGCAGCAGAGTGAGATTGTTTAGTTCCTACTTTTAAATCTTTAGCAAGTCCCATATAATAATAAACACTACCTTATATTATAACACATTTATGCGATATATTCTTTAGGTAAACCACCATTATTATCTGGAGATGTCAGAAGGATCTTCATTGTCTCAGAATCACTATATTCTTTATTAGGATCAAGAACAATGTCACCATTTTCTAATCCTGGATATGAAGTACCACCTGAATTACCAGTTTTTGCGAGATCGCTGGTACCAGTTGTAGGAGTATTACCTACAGCATTACCTGCATGGTCTAAGAAACTAGCTGGATATGGGTTGTTGGGATTGCCACTACCTTGATTAGTCCTAGTATCTTGTCTTCTAAGATTACCAAAGTAATATCTATCATAAGCAAATGAAACCGATATTTCTAAGATTTGAGCTGTATCGTAATTAACCGCAACAGGAGTGATATTAACTGGAAATGAATTTAGGAAAGTATAATCTATACTATTACCATGATTCTTATCAAATTTCTTTAAATTTAAAGTATCACACTTATATTCTGAAGGATACTGCATTCTATGATAATATGCTTTTCTATTTCTCATAGTGCTTGATCCACTTGATATAAATTCTTGCCATAGTTCAAAGAATCTAATTACTCTATAATCATCATCAACCATGAAAGTAAATGATGCATCTGTGTATATTCTTGTATGAGCATACTTTTGATTAATACCCATATAGTTACCATTAATCTGAGCTGTAGCATATGCAGTTCCAGGTAATGCTGCACCTTTACACAATAAACCTAGATCTCTGAAGACAAATGCGTTATCTATAGTATCTTCACTCTTTAACTTAATATAGGTCAACAATTGCCAAGGCATTGCTGGAAATGATAACTCATAATGATTAGTCGTTGCTACTTTTGTAAACAACGGTAGAACATCTGATATTCTTCTTACTCTTGGTGATCCGTCTCTTGACACAATAAATACCTTTAGAGGTTATAGTACGATGGCTTATTCAGGTAAGTTCAGACCTATTAATATAGAAAAGTATAGAGGGAACCATCTAAACATTATTTATCGTAGTTTGTGGGAACGCAAGTTTATGAAGTACTGTGATAAGAATCCAAACATACTAGAATGGGGTAGTGAAGAGATAATTATCCCATATCGTAGTCCTTTGGATAACCGTATTCACAGGTATTTTCCAGATTTTTATATTAAAGTTCGTGAGAACACTGGTCAGATTAAAAAGTATATTATAGAGGTGAAACCAAAGAAGCAGTGTATAGAACCACAAGTTAAAAAGAGAAAAACTAAAGCATATGTCCGTGAAGTATATGAATATGCTAAGAATCAAGCAAAATGGAAAGCAGCAAAAGAATATTGTCTTGATAGAAGTTTAACTTTTAAAATTTTAACAGAGGATCATTTAGGGGTATGAGTAGATTACAACCTATAGTTGATGAAATGACAGGTCTAGAAGATGCTGATGATCTCATGCTAAAGATTACAGAAGCGTTAACAGATATTGAAATTGTTCCCGAACCAGGAAATTACTATACTTTTATATACAGAGCAAAAACACCCAACATTAGATATGATGAATTTCCTCTAATAGCCTGTACTGAAGTGCAAAGATGGGGATTTAAGGGGTTTAATTATCACTGGGGAACAATGAGAAATTACACTTGGGATGAAGTTTTAGGGCAAATGCATGTGGTTTTATCTAGTGAAATTGCAGATGCTAGGTCTATACCTTATGCTAAATTTAAAATGTCTCTATAAATAAAAAAAATTTAATATATGCCTTATGCTTTCCACTCAATATCGTTTGCGACTTGAAGCAATTTGTAGATCAATAGCAGCAGGAACGGAGGTTCCATTAGAAGATATGATATGGGCAGAGAAGTTATCAAAAGCGAATACATCTGCAAGAGGAATGTTAAGTTCGGCAAGAAGATTAAAAACGGATGATGATTCGACTTTTCTTAAGTACTTGGATATAGGAGACTCCGATCCAAGGAAACATAGAAGGGGTTTCACTGGAGCAGACGATATTGCAGATTGGTTCCGAAATGATAAACGATCAGACGACTGGAGACAGAGAGATTGAGGTGTGCCTCTATAAATAAGTAAAAATAGTATATCTCATGCCTCTTGGCTTAATAAAAAAGGGACTAAAGTTTGGTAAAAATGCACTATTTAATGGATTATCCAGTCCATCAGGTAGTTCTGATCAAGCAAATAGTTATATACTTAGATATCCATATGATATTATGGATGCTGAGACCGACTACTTTTTAATAGAAGCACTTGAATATAAAGCAGGTGGAACTCCTAGTTTTAGTAGTGGTGGTGGAGCATTTAATAAACTTAAATCTGCTAAGTCAGAGAGAAATTTCATTCTTCCTGTGCCTAATGGAATAGGATCAAAGAATAATATCGGTTGGCAAGGTGGAAATATGAATGCATTAACAGGAGCTGCTGCTGGTGCTGTTGATCAGTTTCTCAGTCCAAAAGGTTTAGATGGAAGTGAAAATATATTTAAAACTTTTAAAGATGGTATTGTTCAAGCAGGAGAGAGTTTACAAAAAGATTTAACTAAAGCAAGTTCTGATACAACTCGTATACAGCAATATGTAAAAGCAAAAACAGCATCTGCAGTAATAAATGCAGCAGTAGGTAGTAATATTAATGCTAATCAAATAATGGCAAGGCAGTCAGGTCAAATAATAAATCAAAACTTAGAACTACTCTTTAATAGTGTATCATTAAGACCTTTTGGATTTAGATGGGATATATCTCCTAGGGATAAAAAAGAAGCAAAAGTAGTAAAAGAAATGTTTCTGCAGTTAAAAATGCGTTCCTCACCTAAAAGACTCAAAGGTGGTGAAATGGCATTTCTTAGCACTCCTGATGTTTTTAGAATTTCTTATAGAAAAGGAGGTAATGTACATCCTTTCTTAAATAAATTTAAGATATGTGCTTTAACCTCTGTAGGAATTAACTATACTGGATCTGGTCAGTACTCAACATATGCAGATGGTACACCAGTTCATATGAAATTAGATTTAGCATTTACTGAATTGGAACCAATATACAGAGATGATTATGAAGAATCTTACATCGATTTCTAATGTCAATATCTTACTTTAACCTATTACCTAACTTCAAATACCTTAGTCCACTCAAAGAAGGTGGAAAAAGGGATCAATATATTGAAGTTAAAAATCTTTTTAAAAGAATAAGACTCAAAAGTGAGGTATTTCAGTTTGCTTTGAGTTTTAATGATTATATAATAGATGATGGAGAAAGACCTGATACAATAGCAGAAGGTTTATATGCAAGTGCAAAATATGACTGGGTAGTTTTATTATCTGCCAACATTATTAATGTAGAAGATCAATGGCCAGTACCAGAAGGGAAACTCTGGGATCTTGCTGATGAAAAATATGGTGGAGATCTAAATGCAGTTCATCACTATGAAACTACAGAAGTTAAAAATAGTGATGGTAAATTAATATTACCTGGCAAATTAGTAGTAGATCCAGATTTTACTATCCAAGATCCAAACAATTATACTCAAACAATTAATCCAACTGTTGCTGTAAGTAACTGGTTAGTAGAGACAAGAAAAAACAATGAAAAACGAGCGATCAGGGTAGTCAAAAGAGAATACCTCAACACACTCGTTAATGATACTAAAAATATATTACAATATCAGAATTCTTCGCAATATAAGAGAAGCACTGGTAAAGTTGCTACTAATAATCTTGTTTAAAGTAGAGCATCTAAGTCAGAAACTGTAGTCGCTGCTGTAATACTTGAATAAGGAACTGCAGGGTTAGATTTAAGTGATGCAGACTCTCCCTTCATGTCTGCTATAGTCTGTATATCTGCGTTTTCTTTTGCTATAGATATAAATTTTGCTTCCAATTCTTGTTGGCATAAAGTTTTAGCAGATGCCATATCTACTTCAACTGCCTTTGAACTATGGTTATATTTCCAAGCATTTCTCCAATACTTTGAAGGTAAGGAACTATTATCTACCAGTGAATATTCACTAGCACTAATATCTTTTGCGATAATGTCTTCGTCAGACAAAACGCATTGCTCTGATGGAATAACTACACGACAAAAACCATCAGATCCATTGTAGACAATGACCTTATCTCTTGCCATGATTAGTCAGTTAAAGTAGATGGTACTATACTTGTTGCGTCTGGAAATAATTGCAGAACTCTAGATCTTGCCTTTGTATCGTCCTCTGCATACATTTCTACTTTTCTAGTTTCAGAACCTAAATTAAAGGTTACTGCATACCTATTTGCTGAATAAGCCATTAAATTAATCGTTAAAACAAAAAAGGAGAGGTTGTCCTCTCCTTTATTTATACCTTATTCTTCAGCTAAACGCTGGAAGTATGAAAGTGCGTCATCGCCCTCATCAGATTCACTAAAACTAGTAGCTACCTCCTCTTCGGGTCTTGGTGGCAATTCCTCAGATGCAACTTCTTCGTCAAATGCTTGACTTACAGTTGATTTTTTATTACCAAGGACATAATCAAACCTCTTTTTCAGTTCGTCATAAGTTTTGAACTGAGAGGCATCGGTAATCTCAGCGAGTGAGTATTCCTTCTTCCATATTTCTTCTAATGCTTTATCATCATCGAGAAGAGGAGAAACAGCAGCGAATTCAGAACTATCATAGTTCCAGTATCCTGCTACTTTCTTGATCTTAACTTTGAAGTTAGCACCTTGCCAGAAGTCAAAAGGATTGATTGGGGATTCATCCTCAAACTCAGGTTGCATTGCTGCCATTATCTTATCGAAGATCTTCTTACCAAACTTATAAAGGAAAACTTTTCCCTCGTTATCTGGGTTGGAAGGATCTTTCACAACATAGATGTTAGTATAATATGATAACTTACGCTTTTGGTTACGGGCAATTTGCTTGTTAGCGTCAGTACCAGAATTCCATAATTCAGTATTGTATTCTGAAACAGGGTCTTTACCACCGATGGTAGTTAAAGAATTTTCAATGTACCATCCACCTGGACCTTGGAATGCATGTGAATACAGTTTTGCCCAAGGAAGGTCTTCCTTATCTGGTGCAGGAAGAAAACGAATAACTGCGTAACCGTTACCTGCTTTGTCAACTTCTGGTTTCCAAAGACGGTCATCGGCACCGTTACCTGTTTTGTTGGTCTTCTCGACTTCTTTAACAAGCTTTGCTGTTAGAGAACCGAGTGATGATTGCTTTTTAAGTGATGCAAAAGACATAGATTTGGCTTTTTATTAGATTTGGCTTTTGTACTGGTCTATTATAGGGCGACAGTGCTCCCATGTCAACTAAAATTCTTGCGAAGGTTTGCTAGAGTATCCTGCATGTTTTTAAACAAGAGGTCAGGATTAACATCTTTAGGAAAACCTACTAATTGTGCAGATTGATGAATTTGTTCCATCATATCCTTAGCACGAGGATCATCAGATAGTTTCAATCTCATGTAAAAATTTCTTTGCTTATCCAAAAGAATTTCTAATTGGTCAACATGTTCCATCTTCTCTTTATGAGACAATCTCTCAAATGCAAAGATCTTTGAATAGATCTCTTCTTGCATTCTATTGATCTCAGTTATAGATTCTTGAACTTGCTCTGATGCAAAGAAATCAGACATAATACTAGTATTTATAAGGGTAGTTTGGCACGAGTGGTCTTTTTCATGAAATTAAGATTAATTGCATCTGCCTTTAATTTCTCCTTTAGTGGTTTAGAAATTAACTTAGTAACAGAGTCAACTTCAATGCTATTTTTCTCACAAAACAGAACTATAGCATCGATATAATTTACTTTTTCTTCTAACACAAGTTTCTCTACTTCAAGAGAAAACTTGGCAGCATTCATGAATTTTTTATCTAATGCTTTGGTTAATTCATTTTCCATTTAATTCTATTTGAAAGTCTAAAAAGTTTCTAATGTAATGTACAAGTAATTTCATATATTTCTTCTTATTACGCTCTTCATATACTTTACAAGTGCCATCCTCACACGCCATTATTATAACAAGTTTTTTAGCAATTGTGCCAGTTTGTTCATAGTACATAGCAGCATATGCCATTGCTTGAACAAAATAACCTTCAATCCATTTTCTTGGTTTAGGTGCTTTAGAAGTCTTAAAGTCAATAACTGCTAATTCACCATCATGTTCTGCTATGCAATCAACTGTACCTGCAACACCTAATTCTTTACTAAAGAGAGAACCTTCTAATGCGTGAATATTATCAATTTTATTCAGTTCTGGTTTTGCTATCTTAAACAGAAATTCTGGTAGTGGTGGAACATCTGGAAGTTCTTCATTAAGAAGATAGTGTTCGGTAAGAGTATGCATGTCAGTACCACGAGATGTTGCTTTCGCAGTAATTTCATTAGCTTTTTCTTCACCAATCTTTTTTCTCCAAGAAGCAAACTTTGCTCTATTATAAAAAGAGGTTACTGAAGTAATAGAAACTAATTTTAGTAGTTCATCATTATCAGGAACTTGATAATATCGAACACCATCAACAGTCTCTCTCTCCAGTGGAGGGAGGATTACAGGTACATGATTAAACATTACATATTAAGTGCTAATTTAGTCTTCAAATATTCCTTACAGAGTCCAGAGCGAACAATGTCATCAACATCAAATTCAATCATAGAGAAAGATTCCATTTGTTCAAGGATTTTCATGAAATCAAGGATTCCATTCTTTTCATTCTGTTTTATAAGGTCAGTTTGTGCAGCGTCACCGCAGAAATGAATTCTACAGTTTTCACCCACTCTTGTTATTATACTATCTAATTCATGAAAATTCAAGTTTTGACATTCATCTATTATGATGATAGCATCATCAAATGTAGTTCCTCTTAGAAATGAGGTAGACCAGAACGAGACAGTTTCTTGTTGCTTAAGATTAGCATATAACATTTCAAAATCTTGATCTGTAGGCATCTCAAACATATACTTTACCATATTCTTATAAGGAATCTGATAAAGGAATGATTTGTCCTCATGATCACCTGGCAAGAAACCTATCTCTCTGGTCGATACAAGACTACGAACAATGTAAACCTTAGTATATGGTGTAAGTTCATTTAATACATCTTTAATGGCATTATAGAGAACGATAAAGGTCTTTCCTGTACCTGCAGCACCATAAGTAAAAATATTTTTGCCTCTTGCATAATCATTGAAAAGAATTTCTTGATTAGGTGTCAAAGGTTTAATATTTACAAGAAGATCACTATTAATAGGTTTCTTCCTTCTCATTTGTTTGGCAGTCAAACCAGCACCAACTTGTTTGTCTGTTTTCTTATTACGAGTTCTTTTTACTGGCATATTAGTCGAGTGTTAGTTTTTGACGATTTTGACCTGTTTTTTGAGCTCTTCCTAAGATCTCATTCCAACCAGGTTTATTCTTTCTCAGTTTATCTTTCCACTCGCCAACTTCTCCAACACCTGGTGAGTTATCTGGGGTGAAATATCGAATCCAATCAGGATTATCAATCTTCCACTGATCCCAATCATTTACACTCATCACAACTTCTTTCGTTTCACCAGTTTTCGTATTTTTAATAGGATAAGTAGCCATAAAAGTTTACATAGGATAGTTATTTAGAGTATGACAAGATTGTCATCATCTACATGAACAAGATTCTTGTATGTCACTAGATCAAATGCAATACTGATTCTAGGGATATCTGATTCATGAACAGATGTATGGTGTGTCAAATAGTTGGGAAATAGTGTAATTTCACCAGGTCTATTTTCTACATCATAGTCTTCTTGAGTATATGGGTGCATATACGAAGTTGAAGTATTCTCGGCAGTTACACAAAAGTGTCCACCAAGATAAGAGTGTGGATGTGTGGAATGTGTATGCTTTTGGATCTGTTGACCTTTACGCATTACATTTGCCCAACATCTGACTTTTAGAGGTGGTGGTTCAGAACCAATCACCTGAGCAAAATATTCATCATGAAAAATACGAATTTCTTGATGTAATTGTGCTATATCAACTTCCTGCCATTTTAGCACATTAAAGTGTTTAAATCTAGCAGTTAGACTATCTGCACCTAATCCAGTGTTACCATCATCGTCTCCAGAGTACTTTTCTATTATTTCTTTCTCTTTTTCTAAAACTATTTTAGCAATATTCTCTGTATTAATAATAATTGGTTTCACAGCAATGCTGTAATCCCAAAATGGTGCAAAAGGAGTTTCTGGAGGTTCACTAACGAAACGAATCCCTCTAGTCATAATCTAGGTTCTTCTGGATTTACTTCGATCTTCTCTAATTGTCTTTTCATCATTTTAGCATATTTTACCTCTTCTGGTGTATACCAGTTGCGGTTGAGTTTTGCTCTTTTAATCAATTTTTTTGCTGCTTTCTTGTCCTTCATGTTTTCCGTAGTATGCATTAAAATATGCTACTAGTCCTTTGGTTGTTGGTTGCTTGGAACACCAATCATCGGCACATTCGTAAATCGAACGATTTGTATGAGTATTGCCAAAATTCTTTAAAAGCAGTTTTAGAGTTTTCTCTCTAATCTGAGTATCCATCGTCATCATCGTAGAGTTCATAATCTTGTTTCATTGTTGCTGGTTGTTTTGGAACATACGCTTCTTTATCAGAAAAAACCTCTGCTTCCAATTCTGTTACAACTTGTTTGAGCATTAAAACCATGCCTTTTAAAACTTGGCGATCCATAGCTTTTAATATAATTTATAAAAAAGAGGGTTTCTGTAACCCTCTTTTTGATCAATGTGTAAGATGTCCAGATTAAGCAGTAGTAAGATCCTTTTCAGTCTTTATTCCACGATAAGTTAAAGTAACTTTCTGTGTTTTTGCTTGATTTGGGCGGTTGTTGGTGTCATAGACAACACCACGGTAAGTGACTTGTGCCATTTAAGTTCTCCTAAAGTAGTTGGATTTAAAGCCCGTTCCTTTAGTCGTTTGCGTCCTTTGGAAAACATGCTGGATCAGTATGTGCAACTATAACTCTTGTTAGTTCCAATCTCTCAGATCTATTAGGGTTGTTAGTTACATCTTCTAATAGTTCAGCAGCATGGTCACAATCAAGTGGTGCTCCTATTGCTATTAGACTAAGCAGAATGTGGTACATAGGATGAACGCTCCGTTCCGCGACTTACTTGCGTCCGATGATAAACGCTTCACAATTTTCTTCTGGCACTTTTGTTCTAAAGTAATCTATAAGGTACTCTTGAGCATCAGAGTTAAGATTCTTATTAGTAAGTATCTCAATTCTGTTTTGGTTCCACTCTGCACATGACATTTCCCAGTGGGAAGCGTTATGTTCAGCGAGGATCAATGCCAAAAGAGCGAGGTTGTGCATCGGATGAACGCTGTATGTTAATTCTAACACATAACTATTTATAATGCAACCTCGTATATTTTGATACGGTTTACAGGGGTTTAATATTCTCTCTTGACTCCTTTAACATTTTATATGCGTGACTATTATATTTTGCTAATTTCTCTGCCCAGATCATATCATCTAAAGTAACTGTTCTTCCATTTACGATTTCAACGCAAATGTCAATAAGTTTCATTCTTTGTTTTGCTGATAGCATTTTTGAAAATCCTGTGGCTCAAAAAATTTGCGGAGATTTTTTTCCCGATTATCTGAAAAAAGAGTTCGGTTTTCCCTCAGGAATACATTCTAACACTTTTTCTCTAGGAAACCAACCCAACTCACGCAAGGCAGTGGTGTCGGCACATGTGATGTCTCTTTCGCCTGGTGTACTATCTTTGACAGGTAGATCAACATAACCAAATGCTTCTGCTAACTCTTTAACAGTTGTAGTCTCACCTGTCCCTATGTCAATAGTTCCAGTATATTTACTAGACATTAGATAACAAATTGCTCTAGCGACATCTTTAACATGAATCCAATCTCTTTTATGATTGGTAATGTATTTAACTGTATTATCCTGCAACATTCTGAATAGCATATCAGGTCTGCTATCTTCTCCATATACTGTCTGGAATCTCATCCCCACACTATTAGGTGGTGCTTGTAGTTCATTAACTTTCTTGGTAATACCATAAGGATTTTGCCACCACTCTTCTACTTGTGCTGAACTAGCATAAAGTAATCTAGTATTGTATCTCTTACAATAATCAAAGATAGGTTTAGATTTTTCTACATTATTTTCCCAAAACTTATCTGGATTATCTACACTCTCTCTGATGGCAGCAAATGCTGCTAGATGTATGATGTAATCATAAGGTTTATCAAACATACTAATCTCTGACTTGAAATCCCCAATGTCATCAGGAAAATCCATGCCATCAACTAAGTATCCGTAACCTGCATCATGTCTAAGGTGATTGAAGACATAGTTGCCTATGAATCCCTTATGTCCTGTAACTAATATTCTTGTCATCTAACACGATTTCCCCATTCAACATCAGGGTATGCTTCCTTGACGGTGTTATGGGTTATCCTGTATTTCTTCTTAAGATCTTTATCTTTAACTAAACAAACAACTTCTGCTTCATCAGGGTGTAATGACTCCAACAACTCTATGAATAGAGACTCTCTCCTAGTTCTTTTAAGTCCATCGTTTCCACCCTTAACATAGTTGTAAAGAGTTCTATACTGACTAGACAGTTTACTTTGACTATCTACAGTTGGTGAAGTGTTAGGTGTATAAGGCACTTCTCCTTCTGGCACAGCACTTTCAATGCTTTCATCAAAATTCCAAACAAATAATGATACTAATGCTGGTGATCTATAATCTTGAAGGATTTTAATCTTTTCCTTCTTTGTTTTAGCACTGTGTACTGCTTGTAAAATTTCAGATTGTAATGGTTTTGGTGGTAATTTAGCCATAATAATTTCAAGGTTTACTAATCTTCGCCAAGTCCTTCAGCGTCATCCTCTTCAGTGATGGTTGGATCATATCTGAATGATATTAAATCACTCAAGTTATAGTTTCCATTCTCATCAAACATCTCAGGATGCATTGTAGGTTGAACAGTTGGTTCTCTATCATGATGATACATCATGTATTCTCTTAGTACCCATCCTAGCATAGAACCGACTAAAAGTGAACCCACTATAAGAAATGCTGCAACTGCAATGGATATTGCTAACATTTTTCTACCTCCTCAGGAATATCTTTTTTTATGTCCAGAGATAATTCAAGGTTAAAATGGAGTTCTCTCTTAAAGAGACGCAGCATATTACTGAAATTATACTGAAACGATTTTGGTTTAGGTGGTTTCTTGCCTCCCCCAAGCATAATTCCTACGCCTCTATTTAGAGGAATATCTTTTAGGTTTTTTTGCTCAGACAAGTTTGTTCTCCTTAAAGTATCTCACAGTTTCTTTAGCACCTCCTATAACTTTGTGGTTATGGGTTTGATCAACGACCTGTGGAAAGTATTTTGTATTGAATTGAGATTCAAATTCTTCTATTGTAAAATCTTTATCTAAAGTATAAATTACATGTTCTTGTTTTGCTAGAAGCATTAAGTCTTTTACAAGTTCACAATGCTTACAACCATCTATTGAATATACGATGAAGGACATTAAATTGTCACCCCTAAAATTATTATGTAGCTTTCCATATTCCTCTAACTGATGGTGAAATATGATCAAGATTTGCTGCTATACAAATTCTATTTCCTGTATGATCACTAGGCACAAAATGATCTAGTGCTGCAGGAAATGCTATGACTAATCCGTTCTCCACAGGTCTACATGTTTCTCCTATACAAATAGGTGCAGAGTCCTCTTTAACATCAACATAATAAAGGACTGCCATAGTTGATGGGAAGTGATTATGATACTTGGTTCCTTCATTAGGTCCGTATGTCATAGCCCACATATTAACACAATCAAATTGTCCTTCGGTGTGCCAATACTGTGAGGCAATATTAAAAACAAACTTCTCAAAGAATGTTTGGATTTCAGAGAACCTTGGATCAGTTTGATGAATGTTCCAATTAGATCTCCAATTAGCACCTACATTATTATCTTTTGTAGTTTTTTCAAATTCTTTTTTATGATCTAAGATGGATTGTTTATGTTCAGCAAGATGCTCCGTCCAACTTGTCTCGAAGACAGGAAGTTTAGCATCTACTTTTGCAATTTCTACTTTGGTGGGCATACTTTATCAATGTTCATAGCGACTGCGATTCTCCTACCTGTAGTAGTAGGAACATGATGGACTACATTGCCTGGAAAAAGAACTAGTAATCCTGGTTCTATGTTTATCTGTTTGTCTTCAAGGAATATTGGAGCAACATCCTCTTCAACATCAATATAATAAACACAAGACCATGATGATGTAAAATGATCATGCGGTTCAGCATGTTCACCTGCTTCCATCACTACTGCCCATAAAGATACTACTTTAAAGTCAGCGTGTGTATGGAAAACATTGTCCATTATATAGTTTAGCACATGTAATACATAATCGGCAACTGGTTGAAACCTATCATCAGTTTCCAATGTATCCCACTTGGTCACCCAACACTTAACAGAATGACCTGCAGTTTCATATGAGTCTATGATTTCTGGATCTTTATCTCTCTTCTCTAATATAATATCTTTTAAATATGCATTGAGTTTAGGGTCTCCACCATACACTTCAAAGGTTGACACTTTAACATCAACCTTATTATGTACTATTTTTTTAGATGTAGGTTGGTTCTCCGTCCTGTCCACCGAATGTACAGATGTCAAGTTCTCCTAAGTCCTCTAACGCAGGTATTCCATTATACACTCTAACTATGAAATGATCAACTGTTCTGTCACTAATCCTTAAATTAACAATACCACCTGGATATGCATTAGTACCAGAGGCAATTCCTATGACTGCATAGTTAGTGTCTGCCATAGCATCAGCAAAGTTAACTTTGTAAACACCAGTAGCTTGTTGTTCGATAGAACTTATATTGTGTGATCTATCACCAGGTGTATAGTCACTGTTACCAACACCTAAGTTTGTATTCAAGTACCAAGAGGTAGCACGACCCTCAAACATTTGAGTGTAAGTACAAGTCTTAAGTCCTGATCTATCTTTAAACTCACCAACCTTAGCAACTCTCTGCATTTCAGGATTGAATACCTGAACAGAGTTACCCATAGAACCATACTCTGTGCCAACACCTGCTCCATAGTAGAATATTTCTGGAGTTGTTTCATCAACTGCAACTTCTGTATATGAACCAGTAAATGTAACACCCTGAGTCATTTCAGCTGGGTTAGTAGTACCTATACCAACTGAGGTGACACCAGAAGGATGATAGTACATCCTGATTGGATAGTTAGCTTGCTGTGCAGCATTCTCAAATCTATAAGTCTGACCTACCTCAAATCTTAAGTAAGGTGATTCATAACCTTGAACATTAATACACTTATCAGATCCAATACCAATGTACCTATGTTCTGAAGTCTTAGTACCAATAGTAACAGGTAATGGTTTGAATGGATTAGTATGCTCAGTGTAAAGATTCTTGGATGTATCTGCAGCACCAGTTAAGGTAGAGAAACTAGCAGCAGATGCAAAGGTAGCATTGGTTGCCTGAGATGCAAGACCTGCAAGAGTTGCATAGGTTGCAATACCAGCAACGATTGCTTCAGATGCAATACCTGCAAGAGCAGCACGAGGTGCTTCAACAATGGTAGCAGTAACAATACCAGCTGAGATAGGTGATACATCAATACCAGCATCAAAGTTAATTGTACCAGCAGTACCAACTAAAGATCCACTATCGTTAACAATAACACCACTACCAGCAGCAACAATGTTAGTTAATTCTGATCCATCACCAATGAATTTTGGTGCAGTTATATTATTAATAACATTGATTGTTGCTGAAGAATCTAGTTGACTTGCTGTAGCAGCAGTAGTCGCATTGTCTGCAGTCGTTGCATTGGTTGCAGTAGTAGCAACGGTAGCAATACCAGCAACAGTAGCATAGTCAGCATAGGTTGCTCTTTCAACAGAAACTCCATCGGCAAGACTGTTTGCAGTCTGGGCAACACCTACAGTATCTGATCCTTCTATTAATGCAACACCATTATTAACAGTCGCAGTAATGTTAGTTCCAAAGTTAATTGTGGCAGCAGTACCAACAATAGTACCACCATCCTCAACATTAACACCAGATCCAACAGCAGTAACACCAGTCAATCCTGATCCATCTCCAGCAAATGCTTGAGCAGTAATGATACCAGTGGTGTTTACATTAAGGTTAGATCCTATACCAGAAGGTCCTGGATCCTGTGGGATTGAGTGAGCAACAAAGGTTAAGTTAGGTTTAGAACCACGAACAATTAAACTCTGTCCATTAGAAAGAGCGAGGTTGTCGATCTGAACATCCTGTAATGGTGCTAGTCTAAGACCAAAAGCAACATAATCTGACTCTTTGAACTCTGGTATCCCTCCAGATGATATACCAACAGATAATGCTGCAGTGACATCTGGGTTCTGGTTTGTAGCATGAACTGTAATCAAACTATCTTCTTCAGCAGTAAGAATCTTTAAGTTTGAATTGATTGTATGTGGTGGTGTGTATGATAAAGTTAATGATTCTTTTCTACCATGTGTAGCAGCAGAAACATCACTGATCTTATCGTAAATCTTAGTAGCAAATGTTAGGAAAGATACATTAGGGTCGAATGATGATACAAATATCTTATCGCCTGGTTTAATACCAACCTTTTCAATCAGTCTAGTACCACCTCTGTCTAATTCAATACCATAAGCAATGTAGTCACTACTTTTAAATCCAGGTGTGCTAGAGATACCAATAGAAAATGTAGATTTAAAGTCATTCTGGTTTGCAACAGCAACACTAACTTCAAGAAGATCTTCACTCTCAAATAGTAGTGTTGGTTCAACGACACCCTTAGTCAATGTAGTCCTAACAGATGCAAGACGACCCACTCTTGCTTGGAATGGATCAGGAGTTTGGAAAGATGTTACTACAGAGAATGGTGAAGCATAGGATTGTCCCATACTACCATCAGCATTAGATACATGCCTCAATCTTACATAGAATGTGGTAGCAGCAGCTAAACCAGTATTAATAGTCTGAGTTAATGAAGTAAGGTTAGAACCAATAGAACTATAAACAACTTGAGAAGGATCAGCAAAAGTTATATCTGTACTGACTTCAAATTCAACTCCCTTAAGTGTACCAGAAACTGCCTCACCATCTATAGCAATGTAACTACTTGAGGTTAATACAATACCAAATCTCTGACCTACAGTAGATGCATTTACAGGTCCGACAATGAATGGTGTCTGAACACCTGGTGCATTACCTAAGGTAGCAAACGATACTATACCAGCAGAGTAATTAGAATAATACTGAGTAAATGCTGTACCATCAGAGTTAGATACATGTCTTACTCTTGCATAGTAAGTAGTAAATCCAGCTAGAGTTCCAGTGGTTGTCTGTTCTAATCCAACATTGTTTGTAGTTGATTGGAAGTCAATGTAACTAAAATCTACATCTTTAGATAGTTGGAATTCAACTGCTTTTAATGTACCTGATACTGTTGTTCCACCAATAGCAGTGTATGCAGATGATCGTAATAATAATCCCTCAGTATTAACACCAGTTGCATTGTTAACAGGAGAGAGAATAGAAGGTTCGTTGATTCCTGCAAGTTCTGTAGAGATACCAGAGTTGACATCAATAAAAGTAACATTAACATTACCGTTACCATCTTCAGTTCTCTGGTTGAATTGTCCTGACCAGAAGGCAGCAGTATCAATGTCAGGATGCTGATCAAAGAATAAATCATTTCCTAAAATTTTACTACCAGATTCTGATAGAGCACTAGAAGTAGTAAAACCTGTTACCCAATTCTTTGCTTCAGTTGGTGTTGCAGTTGGATTTCTTTGAGCATACAGAGCAACAAGACCTGCAACTACAGGTGCAGCAGCAGAAGTTCCACTAAATTTACAGTCAAAGAAACCACTGTTATCAAATCTTGGATAGTCTCTATAGTTACTTACATTATGAAGACCAGGTGCTAGTGTCTCATCAGCAGGAGCATAGATGTCAATACCAGGACCACTGTTAGAGTATGTTGCCTTTCTTTCTTTTAAATCTGATTCAATGAAGTCATCCATTGCACCAACATTAATTACTGGATGGTATCCAGTAGTTGAGTTGAATCCAATACCAGATGGGTTCATCCAATCTCTAGATCCGCATGGAGTTCTTGTACCACCAAACTCAGCACGACCATCATTTGAACCAAAGTATGCATCAGTAAGACTATCAGTTCTGTGTACATCAGTAAATCCAGCACCAATTCTTTGATTATTATTACCTGCAGCAGAGATGTAGATGACACCTGCATCCATCATTTCTTTACCAGCAGTATCAGAAGCATTATTTCTTGCAGATGATGTCCATGATTTATATGCACCAAGCACTTGGTTGTTGAAACCATAGATCATATCACTGACATCAACAGGATCTGAACTACTACTAACTGGCATAACAATAGTACCAGTATTGTTCTTAAACTTCCAAGATAAAGTAGCACTGGCATTAGTAGCAGCTTGATAACCCCATGAACCATTAACAACAGTCGGAAGTTTTACTCCAAGAACAGGGTTTACTGGTTTATGTTGATGGAAAAACTTAATGAGGTCATAGGATGTTTCAATATCCATACCTACATTATCACTAATCGCTGGCATGTTCCATATGTTTGCCTTGAATGCCATACCCATGTTCTTTCCAGCAGCCATACCAGCACATGCTGTACCGTGACCACTAGTAAGACTGTTACCACCAGTAGTACCTACACCAACTGCTCTATCACAAGTATAGTTTGAAGGGATATTGATTGTAGGTAAAAGTCCTTTAGAAGTAGATCTTGCGTTGTTATCTTCCCACCATGCAATTGCGTTTGCAGTAGCAATACCTGTGCTTCCATCCTCTCTTGTATAAACATAACCGTAAGTATTAAACCAGTCTGGGTCTATAAGATAAGGACCATCAAGAACGATATCACTTACTCTACTTGTACCATCATCATTAAGGAACTCAGGGTGAGATCTTAGAACACCAGAGTCATGTATAACTAAGTCTACATTTCTACCATCATATGTGTAATTAGTATTAGTGGTAATCGCAGCAAGGTTACCAACATTAGAACCATATATTTCTCCTGCAGTTTGCACACCTACTCTAGGAACAGCCCAGTTAGTTCTATTTTCTTCTGCACTAGTCAATGCTCCTACTGTAGTAGGTGGATTGTTAGGTGAATCTAGATCACGATATGCTTTAACATCACTATCCCACCTTTGTGGCATAGCAAGTTCTGGTTTTGGGAATGAGTCTGGGTTATCTTTTAAAGATAGCTCAATCCAATTAACATATGAATGTCTTCCAATCTCAGCAGCCTCTTCTTCCGTCAACTCATAGGTTCCACGAGTAGGACTACCTTTTTTCTCATCGGTACAGGTAATCTTTCTATCAGGAATTCCATCCTCGTTAGAGTCTACGGTGAGGGCACCATGAATCTTATCCCAATAATCAGCACTGGTAACAGATAATGTATATCGTTTTAAAGCCATGTCTCACGCAACAGAATACACTTTTTTAGTATTTAGGTGTGCTATAATATATACTAGAAAGATTATCGTAATGAATATCGTAACTGGTGCTGGTGGTTTTATCGGAAGACACTTTGTAAGGTCACTAGAAAATGTCCTTGAAATAGATCTAGATAATTGCGAAGAATTTATAGAGAAATTTAATAGATGGGATGAAGTTGATATGATCATCCATCAGGGTGCTTTGTCCTCTACGACAAACAAAGACCTTGGGATGATACACAAATATAATATTGATTATAGTATTAAATTATTTGAGAAGGCAATTGAGTATAGTATCCCTGTTAAGTATGCCAGTTCAGCGTCTGTCTACGGTAATCAACAAGGCATTATAAATCCCTTGAATTACTACGCATTATCTAAAGCAACAGTAGATTACTGGGTCTTAGATAACATTGAAAGGTTCGTACATATTCAAGGGTTTAGATACTTCAATGTATATGGATCAGGTGAATACCATAAAGGATCTATGGCAAGTTTGGTCTCTCAGTTTCAGTGGCAGTCCTCTGTGGGAGTGATACATCCATTTGAGGGAAGCGATCAGATATATCGTGACTATGTGTGGGTTGGGGATCTTGTAAATGTTGTGTTATCGAACACTGCAGGTTCGGGCATATACGATCTTGGCACAGGGTCGCCAATAACAATTGACACTGTAGCTCAATTAGTTTCACTAAAAACTGGGTGCCAATCGACTCAAATACCATTTCCGCCTCCTCTTAAGGGTAAGTATCAATATTATACCATAGCTGACATGAAATGGTTAAAAGATTATAAATTTAAAACAGTTAAAGAGTATCTCCAGGTATAACTCTGTTTGAATCAGAGTCAAAATGTTGTGTAGAAAATTCAAATAGTTCTGCATCTTCTATTGCAACCATCTGATGTCTAGTCTCTCTACAACAGTGGAAACTATCGCCTGGTTCTAGTATCATTGTCTTCGCATCCTCTAAATTATCTGTCTTACCATAGAATAAATGAATCTTACCTGACTGTAAATAAAAAGTTTCATCCTTTAGTATATGATAATGCCATGAGCATCTGTGGTTCTTCTTAATGAAGAGTAACTTTCCACAATACTCAGGTGAGTTGGCAATCCATTTCTCCCAACCCCATCCTTTTGGTACAAATTTTGGTTTAGTTTCCTTCAAAATAATCCTCACTATTCATTGCTTTATCATCAATAAAAATATCAGCATGTGGTTTACCCATGATTAATTCATGGTATTTGCATCCCCATATATCTAGTTGACATTTAGTTAGTGGTTTTAATAACTCTTCTGCCTTTTGTTTTGCCTCATGATGTGGAAGCATACTAGACCTACCCATAGCACGAGCAGTAAAGTATATTATATAATGACCCTCTTCATATAATTTATTAATTTTTTCTATCCGATCTTTCTTAGGAGTAGAACCCTCATAGACACAATTTCCACATGTACCAGGTGTACAGATAGTGCTATCAATATCAACGCAATATCTCATCAACATCCTCCATTGTTAATGTGTATGTACCAGGATTTTCAACTGCTATTGCTGCTGCTTTGTTAGCAAAAGCAATAGACTCATCCATAGAATCTAATTGTATATAATAGAAGACTAATGCTGCTAAGAATGTATCTCCTGCACCAGTAACATCAAATGTTCTAGCAACAGGCACTTGGAATTGTTTCTTATTCCATAGAGCACCGTTAGCACCCATAGTAACTATACAATTACTAGAGTTGGGAATATGATCTGGTTGTAATGCTTCAAATTCTTTCTGATTAATTTTGTATATTATATTATCTCTCCTCGGAGGTCTAGTTGATTTAGTATCAACAAAAACTTTTATCTGTGGATTTTTTAATGCAAGATCTTCAATCAATTTCAAATCTACAAATCCTTTATTGTAATCTGATACAACTATAGCATCATACTGTTGATGCATCGCTGCAATCATAATTTGATGTTGTTTAATAGGTTCTATTTCTGGTTCAGTATCAAGACGCATGACCTGTTGATTAGATCTCTGATGTACATACCTAGTCTTTGTTATCTTTTCTTTGTTTGTTATAAAATTTACATTAATACCAAGAGATTTTAAATTTTCATTGACATTTGCTGCCATACCAGGTGCAGTTTGCTTCTCCTGATATTTCATAACAGGGATAGGTCCTTCTGGACTTAAACGATCACAAGATCCGTACACCCATTCATCGGTGCAACTATCCCCTATCAATAATACATTGTATTGTCTTGCTAGTTGCATACTTTTCAATCCTATCAAAGAATATTAATTTGCCAGCACTGTGTTTACCAATGACTGACTTACCTTTCCAATCGGAACCAACTATCATTATATCAGGTTTGACATCCTTTATCAATGCCTCAAGAGACTCATCACTATCAAAGTATGTCACTTCATCAACTGATGATAGAGAGACAAGCATTATCCCTCTGTCTTCCTGATTATATATTGGACGAGTGCTTCCCTTTTTTTCTTTCACTCTGTCATCAGTATCAATACCAACAACAACATAATCTCCTAAAGATTTAGCATAATTTAGTAGTGCTATGTGACCAGGATGTAAGAGATCAAAGGTTCCATTAACAAAAACTTTGATCCATTTTTTTTCATGTATAAATGGTTTACTCATAGTCCTAGATTATAATTTACAATACATCTAGTATTACTTTTTGTAGGTTGCTCTGCTGTGTGATATAGATGACCATCAAATATAACTATTCTACCTTGTTTTGGTGTGACTCTCTGCTTGATAGTATATTTTTCTGATTGTACTTTTTCATTGTATATAACTGTATCACCATCACTATCACAAACATAGTAAAGTGCAACTACAAATTTGTTATTACCATGAATATCTATGTGTGGTTTGTCGATAGTTCCATCTGTGTTTATTGGAAACTGTAAAAAAGAACGACCTTGAAGAACTTTTGCCTGATTTAATCCAAGTTTACGAACAACTGTTTCAAGTAAGGGAACAAATAATTCATGGTAATCACTTATTATATGACCTCCTAAAACATCAGAGTTTATAGTTCCAGTTTTTAAATCTCTTTCATCTTCATAAGGCAAGTCAACATATACATGAGAAAGTCCTGGTCTATGCTGACTATCACTATCACCAGATGCTGTAACATCTTCGAGATAATACCAAGGAAACTGTTCCATGTCAGGTCTTTCCTCACCAAATAGAGTAGTTTTAATTTTTTCTTGGTATTCTAGATCAATAAAGTCATCAATGACCATTACATTACTTATCATTTTTAATAGTAATTAGTTTACCATACTCAGGTAAGTAAAGATATTCAATGTCACTATTGGCAATAGTTTTGACAGCATCTTCTAATGTTTCAACTAAGGGTTCACCACCCAAATTAAAAGAAGTATTGAACAGGATAGGACAACCAGTTTGTTTATAAAACTCACTAATTAATTCATGGTAATTTTTATTTTGTTCCTTTGTTACAGTTTGAATTCTACATGTCTTATCTACATGAATAATAGCAGGAATCTTTTCTTCAATACCTGGTTTACATTCAACAGCATACATCATGAATGGAGTCTCATCCATACCACGAAGATCAAACCAATCATGAACATGTTCCTTTAGAATAGTACCTGCAAATGGTCTGAAGTATTCACGATGCTTGACAGTATTAACAAAGTCTTTGCCTTCTGGATCACGAGGATCATATAATATAGAACGATTACCAAGAGCACGAGGACCTGACTCAGACTTACCTTGGAACATTGCTACAATATTTTCAGAGGTAATCAACTTAATTACATCTTCATGATTAGCATAATTAACAACACCATTATACTTATCACTAACATCTACAATATCATCTAAAGAATAATTGTATTCAGGACCGAGATATAGTGTGTTTATCTGAGGTTTAAGTGCATCTTCAACTTGAAAAGGTTGCAATGTTTTATAGTAAATATATAATGCTGCTCCAATAGCAGTACCAGCATCATTACTAACTGGTTCTACAAATAAATTGATGCCCTCATCTTTTAACTGCTCAAGATACCAGTAGTTTGCAACACAGTTCAACCCATACCCACCAGACAATACTATATTCTTTTTACCAGTCATCTCAACTGCTTTACGAATAAGTTTTAAGACTGCTTCTTGTGTTTCAGTTTGTACTGCATATGCTAAGTCTCTTCTGTTCTGATACTTAGTTAGATCTGAATTAGGATCATTAGGATCTGGATGATCATCAAGGAAAGGATACTCATGCACATTAACATGTCCTGCATTTGGATAGGTAGGTATCATTACATTCCTATCTACCGTACCAAATTTCTTAAAGATCTTAGGTACTTCTGGATTAGGTTTACCATATGGAAATAGACCCATAGTTTTACCTGCCTCAATAGCATGCCATCCACAATACTGTGTAACTGCCTCGTATGCTTTCACAATACCACAAGTCTCGTCAAGTAGATACTCAAAGGTTCCTTTCTCAGTAGGATAAACTTCCTTTGCTTCCATGTCAGGAATGGTTGCTGTAGTAGCAGGTCCTCTAGTACCTAGATGTTTCCATACAGTATTAATTTCTTTAGGATAAGTACAATCAAATATAGATTCAACTTCCCATACTGTCTCCTGTCTATCCATGATAGAGAAGTCAATGAATGTACCTGCACCATCAACTACTAATGCTGCTGCCTCAGTAAATCCAGAACGATAGAATGCACATGCAGCATGTAACTTATGATGTATATTTCCTAAGTCTATAACTTGCGAATGTCCTTTCTTTGGATCTTGTCCAGAATTATCATCGATCAATCCCATCTTTCTTGCAAGACCTACATAGGCAGATTCAAAAGAATATTCTAATACAGGTGCATCTTTTGCTGTCATCTGAGTGTGAGCAATGACAAGATAATCTAGTTTATCAGTATACTTTTTGATTAACATCATAGATGCAAGAGGAGCACCATCATACTTGCGACGAGAAATTCTCTCCTCTTCTACAGCAAATACAATTTCACCATCTTTAAGAAGACAGACCCCTCCGTTATGTCCTCTTGCTATGCCAGCAATCCACTGTGTCATTTACCAAACCCCTTAGTTTCTGCTTGTACAACTTTTTTCTTGACAGATTTGCCAAGTTTATCTCTACACGATTTAATTACTGCAGAGATATCTTTCTCAGTCATAGACATACACTCATCATTCTGTATGTCTTGATAATCTTCCATAGTTAATCTGATAGGAGAAAAAGTTCTTCTATCTTCACCTAGATCTATTATATCAAATTTTGGATCATCTGGATAGGATATGTTGATTGGATATGTTGATCCAATCACAGCAGTAACTGTGCTACCAACTGCCTTAGCAATATGTTGACCAACAGAATCACATCCTAAGAAATGATCTGCTCTGTCTATGATACTTGCCCAGATACGAATGTCTTCTATGTTAGGAACAATATATGCATCCTTAGATTCTCCCTCTTCTGTCTGGAATGGGAACTCAGACATTACAATCACACAATAATCTTTCTTTAAATTATTAATGATAGTACTAATATCTGATAGATTAAAACTACGAGAGGTGGGGTCAAACATATACCCACCAGTATCCATAATACCTCTACCAAATGGTTGAATAACTATAACTTTTTCTTTTCCTGTAGTGTTTATTGCTTCATCAACCAACTGCATTCCTTGAATACCCTCACCTTTTGCCAAGGTAATATTGGGTGCTGGTAATTCTCTAGGTTCATCTAACCCATTGATTTCTATATCAAATGCTTGAGAAAGACTACACTTCTGATTATAATAATGCCACTGTCTATATGGTTCTGGTGTTACACAATCTCTATCTTTAATCTTATCTTCAAACAATCCTTTATGCCAATTATCATAGGCATACTTATGTAATACAGGATGTCCTCTGTAGAAATTCATACCACCCTCACAGACAATTATAAAATCGTCATGAGTTTCAGCATATTTTTCTAATGCAGGGATAGAAGCAACCACTCTACCTGCACCACCATTAATAAAGAATACTTTAGATCTCATACTATCACATCAACAATTTATATAGTCATAAAAAAACAACTTGGTTTATACGGTCATACCCATCCTTAAACATGGTGGGATCAGCGTTTGGGGAGTGTAAGACATCAGATTCATACATTATCATTCTATTATACACCATTTCAAACTCATGTTCAACCTTCCATACTCCATCGTATCCTCCACGCATCCATTTATGAATGTAATCCCATACCTTACTATGATCCATCCCAACTAACTCATCAAAATTTTCTGGTTTATCAATATAATCCATGACATTATAAGGTAATGTCATTTGTCCTTTGTAAGAATACAAATTAGTACCACCATGACACTCATCAGGATAATTTAGAAAGATTACTATACCAAATCTATTATAATCAAAAGTTGATTGAGTACATTGTCCAACTATACCACGAGTAACACCATGCTCATCTGTATACCCACCACTATCATCTTGATATGGTTGAGAGTATGCATCTTGATGAGGTAAACTTAAAAAAGGATTTGCATTGAGAGAATCAGAATTCATTACATTACATAAGAACCCTGCGTTATCCCAGTGAGCTTCATACATTTGATAAGTCATTCTATGTTTCCATAGACTCTCATCATAACAATACTTATCAAATAATTCTTTAGTATTTTTTTTAAATTCTGTTGTTTCTATATAACATCTCTCACCTGGAAGACCTTGAATTAATTCATTTCTTCTCCACTTCTCTGCTTGCACTGCTAGTTCTTTTAGTTCACTAGGATTATCATAGAAATTATCTACGACCAATGCAGTCCTCTGATCAGGACCAATATTTCTAATTACTTTTTCTTTACGATTAGAGTTCAGTTCAAACATAATAAAATCCTCAGAGACAAAAAAATTCCGAGAAAATTTTTCCCGAAATTTTGGAATAAAAAGTTACATTTCGTTTTGCATCCTTAAGGATCTATATCCTCTGGTGCTTTAGATGTACCACCACTCCAGAAATCACTAGTGTCTGCAGCATCTCCACTGTTAGGAGTATCATCTGGTTCGTGTGGCCATACAATTCTATATGTTTCTGTACCTACACCTGCCCAAGTTGAAGGAAGGTCTCTTAATTTCTGACGATATTCTTTCCAAGGTGAAGCAAAACTTGAAGGAGCATCATTAGGAATCTTATCATCAGACTGAGCTAAAAGATTATCTCTAGTTTTTCTTACCCACTCCCAACCAAATGTTGTAGCATCCTCAGGACCATTTCCTTCACTGCGGTTATTATTCCACTCTGTAGCATCACTAGAGAAGACAGGATCTCTTGGCCACTTATTATTAACATGATCATACTCTAATGAAAGCATATCAAACACTTCTTGGAAGTGAAGATAGTCATTAAGAATAGGATTAGGTTCTGAGTCAGGACCTGAAGGAGTTTCTATCTGATAAGGACCTTCAATACCACCATAACATGCGATAGCATTCATAGGATATACATCTGCATCCAAAGTAACTATCTTACTTCCTACAGGAGCATCTCTATCACATGTTCCAGTCTCAAAAGAATGCATTTGATGCCAGTCAGGATTAGCATCTGTTCCTTTATTCTCGTACCAGAATGTTATATGCTGTGGTCCGACATAAGTACAGATTCCTGTCCTTGTTGTGTCTTGTTCCTGTCCCATCCATACTGTAGGAACAGGAAATAATACTGTCTTAGTAATGTTTGCCATTGGTTTTGTTCAGGTGTACTCCCTCATTTGTTATTTATAATTAAGACCATGAAGTCACAACAACTAAACCGCCGTTACCGTGATCTCCCCAACATTGTCCACCTTGAGTAGATCCAGAGTGTCCTCCTCCACCAGGCCAGATAGATGGTGATGAGCAACATCCTCTAGCATTACCATATGAACAACGGTTTGTTCCAAAGTTTCTATTAGCAGACCAAGGACCTGGAGGTGTAGAAGCAATTGACCATGCACCAGAGTGACAGTTAACATGCTTTAATTCTCCACCAGAAACACCACAAATATAGAATTCGTTCTCATTGTTCATTCCTGATGCTGTATCTTGTGAATCAGGCCATGATGCAGAGCAACCGTTGAAGCAGTTGTTCCTTTGTGCTTGCTTAAGACAAGTATAGCAACTGTTTGTACAACGCTTAACACCATATGTTCCACCTTGCATACAGAAAGTTCCTAGTCCACCACCCTGAACATAAGAAGGACATCCGTAAAATCCACAACCTCGTCTACCGTTACAGCATCCGCAACATGAACACCTACTACTCGAACCAGCACAGATAGTATATTGTGTAGCACCTGCAGTAAAGTGACCGCAGTTTGCATAGACTGTCTTAGTAGCGTAACCACCACCGCCACCACCAGTACCAGGTCCACCACCACAGCATCTAGCAGGACCACCAGATCCTCCACCAGATATAATTTCAAATTGAATTGTTTGAACTTTAGAAGGTACAGTCCACTGATAACAACATCCTCCGTTACATGGGTTGTTATTACAACAGTTGAAGTAGAAACTTCGGCATTGGATACCAGTCGATAGACCAGTAATCTGTCCTGGACCTAGCGAGTCTGGTATGACTGCCTGATCCCCCTGTATCTTTTTATATGTTTGATAATTAGCCATTGTTTAAGCCGAATGGTGGTTCGTTAGTTGTATTTATGAAAGAAGGGGGTATTTAACCCCCATGAATCTATTAGATGGTAATGATTCTCCATCCTTGTGTGCCATCATAGAACACAAGTTCAAATGCAGCACCCTCAGTATTAACTGTTAGGTCGGAAGAGTCACCCATGATTGGGTTACCGTTTCTACCAACTGTTAGTGAGTTTGAATCAAATGTCTTGGCGACATCAAAGATTCTAATGCTATCACCTTTGATTGGGTTAGCAGGTAGAGTAACAGTGAATCCACCTGATGTTGTGTTACAGAAGATTTGCTGTTTGTTAGCAGCAGTAACTCCAGAGGTAGCATCGATATTCTGGTATGCACCTACAGGTAACCAGTTTGAACCGTTGTAGTATTCATAACTGTTTGTATCAGTATCGTAGCGAAGTCCACCATTAAGTAGTGCGTTACCAGTAGGTCTTCCTGCTTGAGATCCTCTAGGTGGAACTAAGATTCCTGATGTGGCATCCATCTTACCTCTTGTTAAGAATCCACGAACTGCTTTCTCAGTTGGACATGCTTGGTTAGAATCACCAGACATGAGTTCATCAGAGGAGAATTCGTTGATCGCTTCACCAATCTGTCCACCGATAGCACCCAATCTTAGTTCTGTCAAACCAGATAAGTTGAAAGCGGAAGCATCCAAGGTAGCAGCACCAGTTAACTGGTTAACAGAGAAGTATTCTCCAACTCTGAAGTTACCTCCTTGGTCAGTTGATACGAAGAAGATCTTACCAGAGTTAACTACATTAGTTTCGTTACCCTGTGATGCTGTGTTCTCATCAGTGTTAGGATAGTTTGTTTGTGCAGTGTTACCTGTACCGATTAATAGGAAGTCATGACCAGTAAGTCTTAGTTTAGAGAACTTACTTCTCATTGCAAACTCTTGATTGTCGAATGACTTAGGAGCAGATCCCTTACCAGGTGCCACATTAATTGTTGCACGACCATTCGCTTGCTGAACAGCATTCGTATCTGCACTTACAAATGTATGAGCACTTGTATTTGTAGAAGGAATATTTTCTAGTGACTGGAAGGAGAATGTGTTAACAGTCGTTGCCGAGATAGAAACTAATGTTCTGAATAATGGGTCAGCTTTACCAGCGTTAACACCTGTACCTGTAGCACGAGGATAAGTTTTCTGAGAAACATTACCATCAAGAGAACAAGTAAATGTTAATGAATTAGGTGTTAATTGAATCTTATCTCCAACCATCATACCGTGACCGTTAGATGTCAACTGTACGATACCTGTTGATGGGTTGTAAGAACCTGCAGTTGGAGTGAAGTTATTACCAGCAACATAGTTTGTTACAGCTCTTAAGATGTAAGTATTAGTATCGGAGAATCCCATACCAACAGTAGTAAATCCTAATGCGTCACCAACAATAGGTGTTGTCGAAAGTCCAGCAACCTCAAAGAGGATATCTTGCTGTCCGTTTACTGCGTTAGAACCACTACCGAGTCTAAAGTATCCAGTAGCACCAGCACCAACGGAATCAACTTCGATGTACTCACCAGGTGTGAAGACTGTAGTACCAATACCAACCGCAGGGTTGATATCAGCTGCATCCATAAATGTGTTACCAAATCCAGTCTTATACTTGAAGTAGATTGCATCTGATGCAGACTGGTCGTTAGTTAGTGTACCACGAGCACCTGAGACAGTACCACGCATTGTTGCACCAACAGCAAGAGTTCCAGCATAAGTTCCAACAACAGTTGTCATCTTATCACCGAACATCCTACCAAATCTAGGAGTCTCTAGTGTAGAGAATCCTGCAGCAACAGCACCGTAAGTACCGTAGGAGTTGTTACCTGATAGAGATCTAATCTCTGATCCATCATCAGATACATATCCGAATGCACAATAGTATGTGAAGGAAGACACAATCTCAGCGAGAGCATCATCTTCTAGGAAGAATCCTACACCACCCGAATGAATATTCGTAAAGGCATCGAACACCATCGATTTACCACCTGCACCTTCAGGTGCTAGGTTGTGAACACCACCCTCAATAAAGATACCAATAGCACCTTGATGTCCTGTACCATCAAGACAAACATCAGAGAATGCAGTACAGTCTTTAATGTATGGTGAACGGTTTAGAATAGGATCGGTTGGGTTTAATCTGAAGTATACACCACAAGCAGTAGTACCTACACCAGTCTTGACTTGCCACTTATCAGTATTGAAAGGATCGTTAGTATCGTAATCGAAACCTTGGAGACCACGCATTGTGATCGCCTGAACTGTAGTAGAGTCAGACACAAAGAACATAGTCTGACGAGAGTTAGGAATAACACCCTCAGTTGATATGCCAGGAGCAGGTTGAATTGTTGAACCTCTTAAAACATCACCAGCAATTGAGAAGTTCTTAGGTAGAGTAATTGGTAACTCTTCTGAGAATACACCAGCAGATAGTTTGATAATAACAGGTGAAGAGTCAGTAACAGTACCACCACTTACATATGTGTGTGCAATAGTTGAGATACTGACATTGGTTACGAAAGTATCAGAGTCAATAACACTATCAACTTTGAAGTAGAAACCTTGTGTACCATCAGGGAAGACAGTAGTTGTTAAACCAGAGAAACCAGGAGCACAAGTGAATGATATACCAGCAAGTCTGATGTCCCCTCTTGGGAATAAACCGTGGTTAGCAGCAGTAACAGTTGCAATACCAGAAGTATTATCGTAAACAAAGTTAGTAATGTTAGATACTTTCTGTGCTGCAGTAGATGCGTAGGAAATATTCTGCCATGCATCGTCAGGAGTTAAACCAGAGTTATCGTTTGAACCTTGCTGTGCGTCAATGAAATATATTTTTGTTCTTTGTCCAGCATACTGCCATTCAACTTCATCAGTACTTGATACTCTTAGGAATGTACCTTGGGTACCAATACCCTGTCTTGAAGGACCAGTACCATCTCTAGTTAAAATGTCACCTTTAGTTGTTAAGAGTGCTGCACTATCACCTATAGCAAATGCTTGCCACATGGTAACAGCAGTACCAGGTTGAACATTTAAGTTAGAAGATGCAACAGAAACATATGCAGAACTTGAGTACTCAACTAAGTCACCTTGCTCATAGTAATTAGAGTTACTCCAAGTACCTCTCCATTTTTGTCCTCTAACAAGTAGAGACCAACCATTTTGTCCTGCATCACTATCAGTAATACCAGCACCGATTGGTGGTGTGTCGTTATTAATTATTAATTGGTCAGCAATGTAAGAGTTACCACCGTAGGTAACAATCTGACCTTTACCATATTGTCTTGTCTTATCGTATGTCGCACCAGCACCAGTACCAATACCTTGAACTAAGTTAGACCATAGAGCTGGGTTTTGGTTTGGCTGATCTCCTCTTGGGTTAGTACCTATGGCAACATAAGCAGAACCACTAAATTCTACGAGGTCTCCTCTCTCATACCTTGCATTAGAATCATACTCTCCTCTACCCTCTATTCCGTTAGAGAATGGAGCAAAGTTTGATGCAGGAGGGAAGAATCCGTCTGATCCAACACCTGTAGTATCATGTGGGGATGTTGATACACCAGTGGCAGTCTGGTCTGATGGTGTTTGGAATGGTGATGTAACACGATATAGTTGAGGACCATATTCAACTACATCATTAATACCATAGTAAGTATCAGTAGCAAAGGCACCTCTGAAGTTTACGCCCTCTGCATAGATATCCCAATACTGTGGGTAGTCGTTTGCGTACCAGTTACTTTGAATACCTGTTGAAGTATTCTGAGCTGTACAAATGTATAGGTTACCACCTTCTTTAACGATATCCTGGACAACATATCCAGTACTCACCGTTAGATCTCCAGCGAAGTTCTGACCTGTAAGGTGCAGACTCCAGTATGCTGAGTCGTTAGGGAAGCCTGTAGAACTACTGTCAGAAGTATGGTTAACAGTACACACATATGAACTAGCACCGTATTTAACGATGTCATCAATTACATATGCAGTAGATGCTACCCATGCTCCACGCCAGTTGAACTTCAGTCTGCCAAGTCTAAATTCTGCCATTGTTAGTTACTCGTTAAACAGGTCCAGTGTATGAATGGGTTCCATTGACTTGAAGGACTAAGTATCCATCAGAATCTAGGAAATAATTTAAGTTACGACGATCAAATCGTATCTGTTGATATTTATCTTGCGGATTATTGGCAGTTGCCTTTTGCTCAGTAACTTCCTCAACATAATCCTCATAATCTCCAAACTCTTCAACTTGCGTTCCATCGAGTCGGAATGGTTCAAAGCTTTCAGTAGTAGAAGCAGTACTTACCTTAGTAAGATAGAGCATAGAGTACTCATCTCTTCTCAAAGCATAAACAAAATGCCCTGTAGAATCTTGAGGTTGAAAATGTGCGTTGCTTAATGTTAATGCCATTTAACTAACTATTCTCCAATAACTACCTGTCCATAAAAACATAACGGTTACACCTGAAACATCTAAGTTTACAGGTCCATCATCAATGTTTCCTATCGCATCTTTAAATTGATGGCTCGCTGAAGTCAATGTAACATTATTTATATTCCAACTTTGGCCACCGTCTGCTATCTCAATGCTGTCTCCAGCTGATAAGTTGACCTGTGGCATAGTGGCATTAATAACACCAGCGTTAGTGTCGGCAAGGTATCTCTTATTAACAACAAGTTGTGTTGATAGAGGACCAGTTAACTGTGCGAAGACAGGAGTTGCACCAGTAGCAGCTTGTGCTACAGTTTCAACAGCGTTGCCACTTCTAATGTAGATCTTTTGGTCTACAATATTAATAGCCATTTCTCCATCTTCCAGATCATTAAGACCAGGAATCTGTCCCTGCGTAATACTTCGTTTTGGTTTAATGCGAGTCGGCATTACAAGATTTTATAGTATTGCTTCTAGTTATTTATTAGAAGTAATTAACCGCTAATACAAACCGTGCTTTTTCGTTTGTACAGTTCGTACTATTATGTGGTGTAGATCCATCAAAAATTACATTTCTATTAGCAACACTTTCTATCTTAGTTCCGTCTTCCATCTTGGTATATCCATCGTTGTCATTAAAATATAATAGTGATGCCTTGTGACTATACTCAAAGTCTACATGAGGATCATGCTCAATAAATTTTCCTTGATTAGGATACAATAAAACTCTTGCTCTAATTATTGACTTGACATTTAAAACTTTGATTAGATAATCATCTAATGGATCCATGAAAGAACTTACTGGAGAGAATCTTTCATATAATCTATGCACAAAATAAAAATGCTCGTTATTATTTTCCCAAGGGTTTGCTACTCTTGCTTGATACTCCCAAGGAAAGTTATGACCCATCACAACTCCTTGTAGCATAGTAAAATATTCTTTCTCAAGAGTGTCGTCAGTAATTCTCATGGTTCAAGTAAATTAAAAGCAATTGACATCCTAGGTTCATCAGAATAACTCATACTAACATGATGATATAAAGAACCAGGAAACAAATACATACCACCCTCAACAGGTGGTATAGTAATATTGGTATGTTGTATAGGAGCAAAGTTATGTTCATCTAGATGATGAAAAACTAATTCTCCTGATTGTTTTGGACAACTAACCCAGAAAACTCCAGCAAGCACACAACCAGGATGTGTATGACTTACATTATAGTTATGCTTGTAATTTATATTGAACCACATGTTAGATAATTCTGGTTGAAAATCCATACATGTCTCATCATGATTACGATACTCCTCTACCAAGTCTAAGATCCTTGGACTCATATAATTAAGAAATGGTGCGAAGGCATCCATCTCCCAAAAATTATCAGGACTTTGATACCCATCTACATTACTCCTACTATTGGTTGGATAAGTTTTAGCATAGTTAGTCATCCATGCTATGAGATCATCTTTAACCAATTCAAATTGAGAATCATATGATTTCGCAATTACTGTAGGAAATATAGTATGGGTGGTCATAAACCTTTTCTAGATCTATTCTGTATTATTATTCTATCGTTAGCATGGTCTGGTATAAATTCTAAAGTATCATTATGTGGCCACATCATCTCTTCATACAAAGCATTGAGGCGATCCATATCTTCCCATAGATCATTAACAGAATCTTTATGTGTTGGTCTAAACCAATCCTCTTCTGGTTCTAAGTTACCATGCATGTTAAGATACCTCCAATAGATGTTTTAGTATATATTTGTGTGCTCCAATTAGATACTTATTTTCTACATTATTTTTCCAAATTGTCATGTTATCAATATCCAATTTGTTGACAAGGAAACGACCATCAGCATCTCTACCAAACCCTGCTTCAAAATCAACTAGAGTAAAACCAATCTGTTGAAACAAATCTTTCAGTATATAATCAAGGTCTATTATTCTCATGACATATGGTTCAACTGCATAACCCATTAGTCTTACTCTATCAAATGTAAGCAAAGGAGTTTTGTCAGTATCTAAAAAGAACTCAACGATAGGAGCATGGTGTCCTTTACCACCATCAGCATGTGCTGTTTCTTTTGTATGAAAAATATACTGACCATCTTCTATACCTATAGTATCTGTGACCATAGAATCAGTAGCATAGTTTCTACAAACAACTCTGAACGGTGGTTGAGTGGTAGTCTCACCATATAATATGTTGTTTTTTTCTAGAATTTGTTGAAACTCTGTGTTAATCATTTTTTAAACTCCTTCTTTTCATAATCAAAGTTGGGGTGTGGTGCAGCAGATACTACTGGGTCTTTTGTTTTGTTCTTGATAACAATAAACTTATCAGCAGCAAATGTTCCTGCTAGATTTACCTCAATCTCATCAGTATCTTTCCAATTGATAGTACCATCCTTCTTGGTATGAAGCATTGCTTCTTGTATCTTATCAATTATTTCTTGAGTTAATTTCATAAGTTGGTGGGGTATGATGGTCGTTCCAATGTCTAATGTTACCTGCAACAATAAAGCAGTTAGTAATTACTAATTGTACAAAGATAAAAGATCTAATGATGCATATAATATCATCATACTTCTTAGTTGTTTCATCGTTAAATGATCCTAGAGCATACTTCCAGATCTTCCATACTTTATTCATAACCAATGCGGTTTTCTGGATGGGTCACGAAGATAATTAGATGCAACCCAAGGTTTGCTCGATATATAACGCTTGTAAGCAGTAAAAGTGTCAATGCTTGTGTCAAATTTAAACCTGTCGGGTCCTGCGAACGCAAAAGATTTAGGATCATGATCTTGTGGTGGAAATATTTTTACAGCATGTTCTATTGTATGCTGACAACTATGTATTTTAGCATACCTATGCGTATATTCATAGCATAGAGCAAGACCATGTACAATTAACCATGTCCAATTATCTTGTGCCCAGATAGTACAAGGATGATTACGAAATGCACCCTTGTCTGTCTTGTATGGTGTGCCATCTAACTTTGGTAGTGTGCCAAAACCATGACCCCATTTTTCTGATGCAACAATAGATAACATTTGACATGTTTCTAATGGCATCTTGACAATGTGTTTGTCGGGCAATACCTGTGCAGATTTTACTGCTGAAGGATCAGTTACAAAGATGTTCATTTGTGATGAAATACCTCCACATAAGATTCACATTTAGGACAAGTAAAACTAGACCAGAAATCATACTCAGACTCCTCTCCGTCATTTATATCATCCATGTCAAAATCTGATCCCCAGATTAATTCAGTTCCACAGTGCCAACAATTCATTACTAAAATCCTTTAGGTTTTTCTTTTGGTATGTCTAATACTTCTATTATAGCATCAAAACCAAACATATTACAATGATTCCACCACCACTCTTGAACTTCGTCCCAAGATTTTACAATAAAAGTAGCATAGTGTTTAGAAACTATTTTGTAATGATGACGATCATATAGTTCGTCACTTGTTTGTTTAAAATTAATTGTGGGGGTCATACTTTCTAAGAATATAAAGAGCGATGAGAGCACCAACTGATGAGGCACCTAATACGATTAAAAATAGTGGCATTAAATAATTTCCTCCAAAATACTGTGTTGTAATTGTTTATCTTCTGGTTCAAAAGGAAGTCTTTCTTTTGCTTTAGGAAGACCTTGTTGACCAGGTAATTCTTTTTCTCTTGTTGCTGTTACATCAACTGTTTGATCTAAGATAGGTGCATTGATTTTTTGGTAAGTAAATATCTCATTTTGATATTCTCTATGTAACCATAAAGTTTTGATTGCATACTCTTCGTGACTACAATCACAATACTGATCACCATTTTCATCATACACTCTATAAAATGGATACATGTGTTGACTAATCATTACTTGTTGCGTGATCTTTTACATAACATGGAACACCTGCAGGATCTAACCATTTAGTATATTCAAAATCATTTATAGCAGTTTCTAACTGCATGTAGTTGTCACAAAGATACATGTCTTTGTAACCATTGTAATTATTCCACTTCTGGATACGATAATCTCCTTTGCCATTGGGAAGGAGGTCAGGCATTTCAACATACCTGTAAGGGTCGTTCTGGCAAATCACTTCAAGCATAAAAAAAGAGGGTAGTTATACCCTCATTATAACATATAATTTATAAATTACAAGGCATTACCACGAGGTAATACTTCTTCTGGGAACACAAAGTTCTCATGTGGTTGGTCAACAGATGACATCCATGCTCTCATACCCTCATTTAAAAGAATGTTCTTTGTATAGAAAGTCTCGAACTCTGGGTCTTCTGCTGCTCTTATCTCTTGAGATACAAAGTCGTATGCTCTGAGGTTAAGTGCTAGACCTACGATACCTATGGATGATGTCCACATACCCATGACAGGTACGAACAACATAAGGAAGTGTAAGAATCTTTTGTTAGAAAATGCGATACCAAATATCTGTGACCAGAATCTGTTTGCTGTAATCATACTGTAAGTTTCTTCTTCCTGTGTAGGATCGAATGCTCTGAATGTTGTACTCTGAATTTTATTATCTGAATAAACAGATGA